TTACAGCCACGCTTTACCCTCCCGGCTTTGTGAAATACGGTGTTCGCAACCCGATAACTCTGTGTACACCCGGCTTGCGGCGTGGTACACCATACGCAAGCTGCCCCAGTCCAGTAGGTTGCCGAGTTCGTCAATCATCTCCTGCAACATCAGGTTGTCGTCGCCGGTCAGACCATACCGTCCCGACTTGTCCCGACGCTCTGCCACAGACTTCAAAGCAACGGTGTACTGCCCTGCGGTCTTGTCTAACAGTTCCGAGTGCCGCTTCTCCCAGTAATCCCTGCTCTGACCCTCGCTGACACTGCCGTCGGTGTTGAACCGGTACTTCTCGGTTGTCAGCACATATTCCAGGGCGAACAGCATGAAGTAAGCACCCTGCATCAGATTCCAGAAATCTTGAAACGTTGCTTTCCCTGCCAGCATCTTGGAGCGGGCTTCGTGCAACGGGTTGATGATGGAGGAGTACAGGCTGTCTCCGACCTCATCGGTTGAGACTGCGGCTACCTGTGACATACCTCCTGACTGCCCGGCTATCGCCTGCTGTATCGGATACCAGTAGACAACGCTTGGGCGGAAGGTGACGCCGGTCTTCCGTTTGGGGTTGCGTCGTTTTCCACTGCTTTTTATTTTCTTCTTAGTCATAAATCACTCCGAAAATCAGGGGCGGTTGCCCGCCCCTGTGCTACTTACGATTCTGCTCACGTTCCCACTCGTCCCTGCATTCCGCGTTGCACCAACGTCTGCCCTCGGGCAGGGGTTCCTCGCAGTACAGGCACTGGCCTGTGGCTTTGGCAGTAGGTTGGCTGCCTGATTTGAGCCGGTTCAGACAACTGAGCCGTTCCAGCTCCTCATACTCGCTGGCTAAATCAAACTGGTCTGCCACGGATGGCCTCCGGTACTTTGATTTGCGGGGTATAGAACCCGCTGTCATGCAACGTTTCGTGGATTTTGTCCGCTGCTTCTTGGAATTCCCCGGCTTCCAACATCTTCAAAAGGTCGTAAAGCAGTAGGGTTACGGGTGGGTAGGTAGGCATAAAAACTCCTGTTACAAAACGTATATTATATACGCTTTGTGTATACTTAATTGACTATTTTGTCCACCAAGGCAATCAGATTCTCTACCGTCGGGACGGCGTTCAACTCGTGCTGGTCACCGAAATTCAAACCCAAGGACACACTGCTTTCGACAGGTACGCCCATGTCGGCGTACTGCTCGGTCATGTACCTGTGGATTTCCGGAACAGCCTGTGGAATATCCTCGATTGCGATTGAGAAAACTGTTTCGTCGTGTATCGGGGCAAAGAACCTGATATCGTACCGCTCGCGGAGTTTGCTGCGCCACATGCGTCCCATCGCCAGTTTGGTCATTTCCGCACCTGAGCCTTGGATACAGAAGTTGCCTGCCTGACGTTCGGCCTTGGCAGCCAACCATTTGTCACTGCTGTGGATGTTCGTCAAGTGGCGGCGTGCGCCCAGCATGGTGGTAACGTACCCGTTTTCCCTAGCCTCGGCTTCAATTTTCCGTTTCCAATCCTCGACACCGGCAAAGGCAGCGTACTTGGCATCGAGGTAGGCTTGCGCTTCGTCCTCTGTAGCCATCAAGGTTTGCGCCAGTTTAGGTGCAGCAACGCCGTAAGACGAGGCGAAGTTGACGGTTTTGCCTATGGCGCGGAACGCTTTGCACTTCTTGTGGTCCGGATGGTTCTCGTCATCGACGGCAGCTTTGAACTGCTCATACGGCATCTTGGCGATACCCGCCCCGGTCAGGCTGTGCATGTCCCGCAGGTTGTCGCCGACGTAGCAGGACAATAAGTTCTCGTCCTGTGAGTAGTCGGCAATCAGGCGCAGTTCCTGCGCCGAGAAATCGAGCGACACAATCAGCGCGTCTTTACGGTGCGGGATGAAAATCCTGCGGAGGTCACCCGCGCCCTTGGGGATTTGCTGTAAATTTGGAAAACTGCAAGAAAATCTGCGGGTTACAGTAGAACACTGGTTGAGTGAGGCGTGAATCCTGCCATCCTTCCAGTGAGGCAACAGCGGGTAATCTTTGTAGTACAAACCTTCGCGGGTTGTGTACGTTTTGATGTTCAGCAGGGCTTTCAGAGGTGCGACGCGTTCGTCGTTTTCTTCCATGTCGTAGTGCAGGGCGGACTGGATTGCCAACTCGTCTGTCTGGGGGTTGCCTTCCTGACGCATCTGCCTCATGCGGTCGGTCGGTTTGTTACGCAGACGAATGGGCAGTCCCATAACCCCGTACAGCAGGTGCTGCAACTGCTTCGGGCTGCCGACGTTGAACTGCGGGCGTCCGGCAAAGTGAGAACGGACAAACCCGTTCAGATGGCCTAAGTCACCTGATTCAAGAAGGTCGGCCAAGGTCTCTTGACCCTGCACCCTGACTTCATGAACGAGCCTCTCGAAACGCCGGACGGCGGTTTTCAACTCTTCGCCCGATACAATCTGAAACGCATACTTAATCCAAGCCGGTGTTTGGTAAGTGTCCTCCTTCGCCTCTTCCAGTTTCGTGCCTTCCCAGCCTTGGGCTATCAAGTAGTCGCCAAGGATTTTTTCTTCATCGGCTTTGGCTTTCGCATCCCGCTTTATCATGTCCTGCAAAACGGTTTGGGAAATTCCGACTCCGTCCAGAAAAGCCTGTGCCACCCAGTAAGCTGCACCGATTTCCACGTCGCGGTAGGTCTGCCAAACGTTCTCCAAGAGCATGTGCAGGTGGAACCAGTTATACAGCCCTGCGGTGGCGATGGTGTCGTCCGCGCCGTAGGACAGCACTTCGGCAAGCGTGAGTTCGTCCATCTTGCGTCTGCGTCCGGTAACAGGGTCGGCAACCGTGGATTCATAACTCTGCTGCTCGTAGTCCAACCAGCGTTTGCTGTTCTGTTTCAGGCCGAGGCTTTCGTTTTCGTCAACGTAGGAGGCCATCAGCTTGGTGTCGTCCACATCACGCAGGAACCAACCGAAGGTGTTGTGAATCACAGGTAATTCAAAATTCACGTTGTGAATCACAAAACGGCAATTTTGATTCACAAGTTTCAAGACCGATTCCATCTGTTCGAGGGTACAGTTTGCGGTGTCGGCATGGCCGACGGCGAAGTAGTAGGTATGCTGGTAGTTTCTCCCCAGTGTCAGAGACAGGCCAGTCAGTTCGCTGCCGAACACGTCGACGGATTTGTCAGCCTCTTTGCCTTTGAGGGTGTACAACCAGTTGTCGGACTCCTCCGGCGTGGAAGTCTCGATGTCCAAGACCACGGTTTCCAAATCGGAAACCATCGCTTCGATTTCCAGTTTGACCTGCTCGAAGTTGTCTGCGGTAACGCCGAGTACCTGCTGCGCCCAAGGCAGAAACTGCGCAATAGTGGTCTCGCCTTTGTTGATACCGTGCCGCCACTGGATTTTCTCCATACGGATTTCTCCGTCAAGCAGTGTGGCCAGTTTCAATGAGGTCTCCACATCAGGGGCGTAGTCAATCAGCTTCTGCAGTTGAGGTACTTTCTCCACATCCTCCAACAGGGCAGCGAGTTTCCTATCCTGAATCAGATGGCGCAGGGTTCGCATCCCACGGTCGCCGAACGTGCGGTAGACCTGCATGAAGGCTGCCGTACCAAAACCTTTCGCCCCTTTGATGTTGTCGGAAGTGTCACCGACCGTGGCCTTGTACAGGTCGATAAACTCATAGGGGAACTCGCCGTAAGGCTTCGGATTGAACTCCCCGTTGCTGTATACGGTCACGTTTTCGCTGACCAGTTTCAGCAAGTCGTGGTCGTTCGACCAAATCAAAATTGCATCCTGCCGGATTGTTTTGGCAAAGTATGCAATCAGGTCGTCGGCCTCGAAGCCTGCGATTTCCGCCGTCTGTGCGCCCAACGAAAGCATCTCGGCTTGGAACTGCGAGAGCATGGCCGCGTACTCCCGCCGAAAGCCCTCGGACTTGTGTCTTCGGTCTTTGTACAGAGGACTGATAGATTTGCGCCGGTGCAGGGCATTCTCGCCGTCGTTGATTAACACCATCTGACAGGGGTTGGTTTCCGTCAGCTCCATGAATTTGACAAAGCTGCGGGTAAGATTTTGCAGCCCGTAGGCTGCCGAGTTAATCAGGACTTCCTTTCCGGTCCCGGGGTCGTATTCGTAGTACCCCTGTTCCTTGTCTTGACCTGCAAAAAGTGCGGCTTTCGCCACACTTGCTATATCAATGATGACTTTCATCTAAGATTCCTCATCTTGGTTAGGATGTGGTTTTTCAAATTCCTGCTGATTTCGACCATGCGCTCCAAACCGTAACCGTAAGTGACGTGTAGGTGTTTGAGAATTGCTGCTGTAGCTTCGATGTCGGCCAGTGCGTCGTGCGCGTTGGTTAGGGTAATGCCGAGCCGGTCACAAGCGTAACCGAGCTTGTGGTTAGCCCAGTTCGGAAAGCAGGTACGCAGGATAGGCAGCGTGTCCAAAGGTTGCGCGTGGTCGAACACTTCGTTCCCTATCATGCGTATGTCGTATCCGACGTTGTGACCGAAGACGACGGGCAGGGAGAAGTAATCCCGCAGCGTTGGGTCGTCCAGCAGGTCGGCCAAGGTCGGGCAACCCTGAACCATGTCGTCAGAGATGCCGTGTATACGGCGGGCGGACTCACTGATAGGCTTTTCGGGATTAACGAGGTAGGATTTGCGTTCTGCTATTTCCCATGTCACGGTGTCCAAGAGGACGACCGCCAACTGGCAGACTCCGGCGTCGGATTCCAGTCCTGTGGTTTCTGTGTCGATACCAATAATATTCATACTAGGTCCTTGAAAATCCCCGCAGGGAATCCCTGCGGGGTGGTACACATCAGGCGGCTAAGACTTCACCTTCAAAGTTGATACGGTTGAACTTGAAGTACGTCCAAGTGAACTTGTCGGATTTGCCTTCCACTTTACTCAGCTTCAACTGGTTGCCGTGGCCCATGAATTTGGAGGTTTTCTCGAACCCGACCCAAGAGCGGTAGGAAGAGGGCGACAGGTAGATGGCCAGCAGGCGGTCGTCTTCAGCCAAATCCAGTTTGTCAGATTTTTCGCAGTCCAGGTAGAAGGCATGCAGAACGGCACGGACTTCCCATTTGGCTTTGGCATATCCACGGTCTTTGGCCAGAGCCAGCATTTGGTCTTTGGTGTATTCCGCATCCTCAAAGGTGACAGTTTCGCCGTCGTAGCAGGAAACCTTCAGGTTCTCGTCGTCTTTGGCGACATCCTGAGTGCCGAGGTTGAGTTTTTCATACTTGGTCAAGTTGAGCGGTTCGACAATCAGGTAATCGCCGACGTTCTTTTCCAAGTCCTTACCCAGTTTGATGGAGTCTTTGACGATGGTGCAGCCGGTGACTGCATCAATCGGCAGGGTGTACGAACCATCGGATTTGTAGAGTGCGCCGACGATTTCAGAGAAGTCGCGTTTGGGCGACGCCGCGTTGGCAGGTGCTACGGAGGTTGTCTGGTTGACGACTGCGGGAGAGGCAGTTTCACCAGTTGCAGTTTCGTTTTCGTTGTAGTCACGGTCTAACATTGTGTTTTCCTTTATTAAGTAGTCAGGTTTCGAAGTAAAAGCCCTTACAGGCAAAAAGAAACCGCCTTCGGCGATTGCTTAGGGCGGCTATTCTAAGATACAAAAAACGGAAATGAAATACGCTTTTGTAAATTTAACGCTTAAACTGTCTGATGTCTTCTTGGAGCATCAAGTTCGGGTCAATTTTGATACAGCGGGGGCCGAGTTCGGCGTCACTGAACGCATCCACAGTCAGGCTGGAATTTTTCAGTGCGTGGTACATTTCATCCGACCCAGTGTATACGGCGGTCTCACCGAGGTTTCTCACCCGTTCGCGGTACAGGCTGTACACCCGGTCTGAATCGACAACGAGGTATTCGACCACCCCGGACGAACGCTGCTCCGCTTGGAAGCGATAGTGTCTGCCACGGATGAGGCGGGTTTTGGAATATTCATCGTCGTAACTGGCCTGCGACAGGAATTTCAGCAGGCGCACCACTTCGGAATCAATTCGTAACTCCCAACGTGATTTGTCGGTCAGAGCGTCATACAGTGATTGCAGTTTGTCTGTAAAAAGGTTGGGGAAATAGTTCTCCACCGTTTCAGAAAACAATTTAAACCCTGTAAACACGATGGCAGCGTTCTCGCAACGTCTGTCGTTGCCTCCCATATAAAGTGTGTCGAAGCTCTCCTTTCGGGTTGTTTGGTAGAGGGTTGCAAGTTTTTCTAGGTCGTATTCCATCATCTCGCGGATGAGTGTCCAACCTAAAATACCCAACTCTCGGTTTCTGACTTGTAAGTAGTCGACAAACTCTCGACGGCCTGCTTTGTCTGCTGCGTGGAAGCCCGCTGTCACGATTCGTTCCAGCAGGGAAGTTTGTGAGGTCTCCAAGGTCTCACCCATAAATGCCACGGGAGCATACATAGGGTCGTCGACCATGCCGTTGTGGTGGCTGCCCTCCCCTCCCCGACCTCCTGCCTTGCGAAGCTGGCCGCCGATGGTGTAGATGTTTTGCAGAAGTTGACGAAAACCTGCCATCCAGTTGGTGTTACCTAAGTTCTGTGCCTTCACTTCGTCAATAACCAACGGAATCGAGGTCGAACCAGTGGCCATCATCCGCATGGCGGCCTGGGTCAAACCGTCCCCTGCGGTGTTGACCCTGAACTCGGTTTTCCAAGTAAACAGCTTCAACATCAGGTTCATCGTGGTGGTCTTGCCGCAGCCTGCATCGCCGTACACCTGCAAAATGGGGAAGTTTTTAAGAAGCCCCATCTTGTACAGAATGTGCTTGGCGGTACAGGCTGTGAACCAGCCCAACAAAATGGCGAGCGAGTGGAAATTGCCATTGAGTTCCAGCAGGCTGCGGACTGTGTGGGCCAGGGGAGTCTTGGACTCGGCCAGAGTGTATGGAGTTTCGGCGATGTCGATTCCATAACGTCCAGAAGGATTCATCGGGTCTACATACACAGGCTCGGGAGGGTAGTTGCCGCCTTCGTCCGGATGATAGTTGCTACTGCTGGGAACAACGCGGATGGGGGAGACCCAGTAGATGTTCATACAGTCTTTGTACCCTTTCTCAATCGGGTCGTGCAGCATTTGGCAGAAAATGCCTTCGGTGGGGGAAGCCACAGCCTCAGATGCCTCCGTCGCGTTTTCCCCGACGAACTGCCGCCAAGCCAGCATCACTTGGCTGAACCTTTTTCCGTTGGTCGTTTCCAGATGCCCGCCAAGCTCCATGATGTGCTGCGCCATTTTGCTTTGGCTGTTCTGAATCGCAATCGGAATGACCTGCCGGGATTTCTCGTTGCCACTAATCAGAGGTGTGACGCTGTAAGCCTGCACCAGCCCGTTGTCGGAGAAAATCCTCATCAGAGAGCCGGGTTTCCACGAATAGTTTGAGATGGCGCGAACCTGCTCCTTACCTATTTCGACCACACCCATCTCATCTACGGCTGTACCGTCGGTCATATCCTTCAAGTCCTGCTCAATACGCGCCTGCCGGTTTTCCTCCCCTACCTGCTTCCCGGTCAGGTCGGGTTCGCGCCCGGCTTCGGGAGTCAGTATGGTGGCAAACACTTCGGGGTAGTAGGTGTACGCGGGGTTCTGCACCAAAGCACGGAAGCAGTTTCGCATCACAGCCTCGATGGACGCTCTTGTTTTGTGTGCCGCACCGGCCATACCGACCCGACTGTCTATGAAACCTCCGATGGCTTCGATAAAACGGTCTTCGTCCTCGAACTTGTCAAATCCGACAGCAATGGCGGCAATCACCAACTGGATTTTGATGGTGTTCAAATCCAAATTCTGCCGAATGTTGCGCCCGCCGAAGGCTTCCAAGAAAGTGGGAGGCACACGGCCTGCCCAACTGCTGAAATCCGAGGTCTTACCTTTGTGGGCTTTGCGTTGGGTCTTACTCTCCTTCACTGTTTGCACGGCCATAAGAAACTCGACTGAGAGTTGCACGTTCAGCTTCGGAGTCTCAGGTTTCAAGGTCGGTCTCGGTTGGCTGCACCACTCCCAGTAGGTGTCTTCATCCAGAGTTTTAAGCTGCGCAGCCGAAATCGGGACTTTGTAGGTTATGCTCCCGTCGTCTAATTTCCTCTTGACGTTTTCCACCCTCCACATACGGCCTTTACCCATAGAGTACACACGGAAATCCATGTGGTCGGTCATCAGGGAGTCGCTGGCAGCCATCAGGCGGTACAGTGTGGGCAGGTCGGTCATACCTGACTTATTCAAGGTTTTGTTATTGTTTTCATTAACAAAACAGGCGGAAGGTATTGTGCAATGGATGCCTTTCTTGCCGCTCAGATACCAAGAAGCCTGTTCGAGGGGGAAGTCTAGGGCTTCCAACTTCCGCATGAAATCCTTTACCGAACCTAGTACATCGGCGATGGAGTCGCCGTCCCAGTCGAAGTACAGCGGGCCGCGATAAGCAACCCCTTCGGGACGGTCCTCCCCACGCTTCCACACTCGGTTGATGTCCAGCACGGTAGCAAAGTCGGGTTGTTCTTCCCTGATAACCTGCTCCCGGTCGGAAGCCAGCTTAGGTTGCCACTCCTGCTTGCCGTGCTGGCAGTAGAAATACCAGTTGTTGTTGTTCATTTTCCATATATCCAGTTGCGTAGGTCTTTATGGGTCAGTTGGATTTCGTTGGCCGTTTCGTCCTTATCCAGTAGAGACTTTTGCCTTCGTACTTGCAGCGTGCCTTCCGCCGTGGCGATTCTGACGTGGCATCTGTTTTTCTGGCCGTTGCGGTCAATACGCCCGACGGCTTGGGTGAAATCCTTTGCTATCATCGGCAGTTCGAGGAACAGTATGTCGGAACAGACATCCTTCAAAGTGTCCAACCCCGAACCCATACTCAAAGGCTGCCCGACGAGCAGTCTGCAATCAGGGTTGCCTGTAAACTTGTCCAGAGCTTCGTTCCGTGCCTTGTCGGTCATACCTCCATAAACACAAACCGCTCCGTATTTGCTGCCGTAGTCTGTCAAGGCTTCGACGGCTTTTTTGTAGTAGGCATACACAATCAGCTTACGCTCGCCCATGTCTTCCATCACGGCATCCAACAGTTTGAAGCCTTCGACTTCGCTGCGGGCTTTCAGACGGCCTTCCTCTGTATCGAAGAAGCCTTCGTAACCGATGATGATTTGCTGCAAGGTGGTATTCAGCTTCTGTATGGTGGTTGCATCCAAGGTCTTACCGTCCAATTCCAGCAGGGCAAGTTCAGCCAGTTTGTCGTAGGCGGCCTTGTGTCCCGTCGTCAGTTCGTAGGTTATCGGTTCGTAGGTAACCTCCGGTAAATCAGGGTCGATTTCCCTACGGAACACGCGGGCGCAGTTGTATAGAAAATTGGCATTCATGCGGTCTTGGTTTTTCCAAGACGTTACCGTGCCGAACTGGTCTTCGCCTGCGACATGGTTGGACTCGAACACAGACTTCGTGCCGTAGGCTTCAGGATGGGTGAAACGGGTATAACCAAACACGTCCAAAGGTGTAGTCAGCGGAGTGCCGGTCATCAATATCAGGTGTCGGGTAGGTGGATTCACGGTGTACCTCCTTGGTTTTTCGGATACCTTGCATTCAACATGGCTTTCAGCGTTTCGACGCTGCTTGGGGTTTTGTTTACTCCGGTCTCGGTTTTCACGGCCTTGCGTCGAGGTTGTTGAACCAGTTTCGGGTTCAAGGTGTGGAAGGCTTTGACGCAGCGGTGGTTCTGTGTGGACGGGTTCTTCACGCAGACGGCCTCGTCGACTATCAGCGTGCAGTTTCTCTCCTCGAAGAAATCATAAATGCGTTGGAAATCCCGCTTGAAGATGTCCATCGACATCAGGACAAACTGTGCGTTCAAATCCAACTGCCTTCTCTGCTGTGGTGTGCCTTTGTACATCAGCACGGATTGGATTCCGCCGATTGACGACAACCATTTGTACCACTGGCGAAGCAGAACCGGAGGCATCAGGACGATGGTGTGCCCTCCGTGCTTGATTTGGTGGTACAAGGCGGTTACGGTTGCCGTGGCAGTTTTCCCGCTCCTACCTCATAGTACATCCCCGCTGCCGGTGTATCGGCAAAGGCATTGACCCACGCCCATTGGTAGCCGTAGAGGGGGAAGGGCATCTTGTAACGGCTGTACACCTCGTCCACAACGTTGCCCAAGGCGATGTTTTCGCCTCGCAACTCAGGCTCTAAGGCTTTCAGACGGCCTTGTGCAACCACGACCCCGGGTTCGGGGGCTTCGGACAGCAGGTTGGCCGGGTAAAATCTCTGCAAAGGGCTGAAATGGGTCTTCGGTTTCCCTGCCTCCCACTCAGGCAGCGTTTTCCATGTCATTGTCGTCATTCAAATCCTCCAAATTGAAGTCTCCATTCAAAACGGCGGCCAGCATTTTTTCCCTCAGGTCTTTGTCTCGAACTTTTTGTAGTACCAGTTTGAGGTTCAGTATTTCGGTTTCAAATTCCCGGGTATACCAAGGGGCTTGTGCCAGCGGGGCTGCCGAACGTCCTGCATCAAGTATGATTCCCGACTCCCCCCTCTCGATTCGTCTGACATACCGTGTCTGACAGGAATACAGGTTGGGAAACCTGCGGAAAAACAAAGGAATCGGGTAGAAACCGTTGTTCGCCGCACGTTGCAGTTTGCCCTGCTCGTAAGTGTGCAGCGTCAGACTGTGGCGCAGAGGCTCTCCTTCCGGGTCTTTCGGATTCGGTTTCAACAGCACAATTCCGAAGCCCCTCATGATGTAATCTATTTCGTCGAACTTCCTTACACCGACCCGAACCAAATCGGCTCGGGCGTAGTCTCGCGCTGCCAAAGGCAGGCCGATGTAGGTAGTGTCGGGCAGCTTCGCCAGCAGAGCTGAGAGTTCCAATTCACTCAGGGGTTTATTGCCATCGAACTCCGGCAGCAGGTCTTCGGTCTCAGGGTCTTCCTCAGGCTCGAACTGTTTCAGGTAGTCGTCTAAGGCTTGGAGGAAATAACTTTGGAAGTACAAAACCAAATCGGGGCTGCTGACCCTCTTGGGGTTCAACTTTGTCAGCAGGGTTTCAATGCCGCTTCTTGTAATGTGCGCCATCGGCCTTCCCTTCATACCTGCTACCTGAATACCGACCAAAAGGTTTTCTTGATTCAGGATGACCCTCTGAGTCTCCCACTTCAAACCCATCGCTTCCACAATGGGTTTGGCGGGGAACATTCCGTCGGAGGGCATCAGATTCAAAACCTTAGTCATACCTGACGCAGGGTACTGAAAAACAAAGGGAATCTGAATCAGACTGCTCATATATAGGATTCCAAGTCAGGAGGTGTGTAACCCTCACCCTTTTTGATTTTCCCGTTGCGGTCGAATATCGGATTCCCGGCTTCATCGAACTTCGACCAGTTGCTTCGGTTGACCTCCCCCAGGGCGGCTTCAATGTCAAATCCCATCATGTAGGCCACACCAACCGCTGTTACGATTTGGTCGCACAAGGCATCAAGAAGGTCTACTTTCTGCTTCTCGTCCAACCGTTCTAGCGTATAGATGCTGGGGGATGACCTAGACTTGAACATCAAGGCCAACTCATGAGCGCTGTAAGAAGCTTTAAACCCTAAGGCATCGACCATCTCAGCTACTTCTTCAAAGTGGCAGCCGATTTGCACAGAGCAGTTTTCAATAGAGGGTTCGGGTACTGCTTTCTCGAACCACGATTTAATTTCCCGTACAGTTTCCATTTTGTTGTGCCTCAATAGTCGCCCGAAACTGTTTCCAGCCTCGGAAGTTTTTACAGTAAGAGCCATCTGAAAGTGATTGCGCTTGATGCTCGAAGGGACTCATGTGTCCGGACTCTTTGAGTTTGTGTGCCAAAGCCAAATCCTTTTCAACGTCCGGCACAGTGTCGTCGTGGTTGATATAAGAGACTCGGGCGCAGCGGGCTGCCGAGATTCGCGCCAAGTGTTCAAAGCCGACTTTGTTTAAGGTCTCCAATTCATCTACCGAAAGGTAGGGCAGATGGACATCAGACTGAACCGGCGCACTCTCACTCATCGCGTCCCTCATCGCGCAGGCCAAAACCTGCATCTCGGGTTGGGCGTCGGCGTGACAGCGGAGCTTGAAGAAGTTGTCCCAGTCTGTTGCCGTTACCACTACATGTATCAGTTGGAACGGTTCGAGAATCCGGTTGGCCACCTGCTTGTGCAGGCCGATACCGGTCAGATACTCCGCCGTTCCTGCCGCCTGATGGGCGGCAAAATTCCAAGCAAGTTCGGCAAGCACTCTGTGATGAGGGTTCAACTCTTCCTTGGCCTGCATCCCGGGTTGGTTCTTTCCCCAGTGCTGAGGGGTGGCAGGACAATCCCGAACCTGTTGAATCATCTTGGATACGGGGACGGCGCGGGAGCTTGAAGCATTACGGCTGAAAGCCCGGTGCGTAAGCAGTTCCGCATGGATGAATCTCGGATACACAAGCTGAACGGTGGTCAATCGGACTCCTGCCCGACTGAGCGTATCGGCAATCACTTTGACATCAATCATTTGAAACCTTTAAAAAAGAGTAAAGAATAAGTATAAACAACAGGTTGGCAGCATCTTCTGGTAGGATGCTCGGAACTGCGCCGGTAAAACCGACGCCCACCACTGCCGAACCCGCAACCCTAACCAGAAGGTCGAGGGCTTTCATAGTTGCTTCATTTTCTGTTTGATTTCCGGTGGGATTTTCAAACAGTAGTCCCAGCCGATGTGGAAACCTTTCTGAAACGTACCGTACTGAGCTATGCCGTAGACGGTCAGCAGATTCAGTTTGATACCCAAAGGCGGAGGGTCGGTGTCGGGGTCTCTCCAACAGGCATTTGGAGTTGTCGGCAGCTTGTCAATTCTTCTCATGACATGACTCCTGATAGACTCGAGCCTGCAAGGCTTCAACATAACGGTATGCCTGCACAAGACTTATTAAGCTTCCGTCAATAGAGGCATTCAAAATGCAGGCTATCGCTTTGGCTTGCTCAGGAAGGAAATTCAAGCCTGCGATTTTCGTCAGCAGTTCGGCGGACTTCTGTGGTGAAACCCTCAAATCGAGGTAGGTATTAAGCTGTCGTTTCAAGTACCACTTGGCTTTCTCCAAATCCTCCCTGCCGTTTTTGTCTTGGAACCTCCAGATGTATTTGACAGCGTTACCTAACAGGAAGTTAAGATTTTGAGTTATCTCGATGCACTCCACTTCCTGAGAGGTGTAATGCGAGGGATGATTCACTACGTCGTTCATATTACTTTTCATGTATATAATTTCCAAAAATCGTAGATTAGTTTAGCAGAAGGTTGGTCTCTGTGTCAGAGGTTTTACCAAACCGAGCTAAGAAAACCCGCAGTGTTTCTACTGCGGGTTTGATTCCTAATGGGTTTCAGTTTGTCTTGCAGTCAGCAATTTGACCGCAGGCCATACGCCCCTGCTTATTGCCGTGTGAAGTTCTTCGTCTAAGGTGGGGTTAGCCCCCGACTCCAAAGCTTCCAACCATTTGCGCCGGTATGCAGACTTCCTCCGACCGAACGCTTCTCGGATTTTAAACCATTCGGGTAGCCCTACCTGCTTGCCGGATAACCCATAACTTCGATTAGGGTCAAACAAAGCACCTACAGGGTAGATAAAGCCCAAACCCAGCATCTCGTGCAGGTAGGGTGTGAGCGGGGAAAAGTTGCAGGAGACCTCCAACTCCACTTCATGCTTGAAAACCGGTGCAGACCCCAAAACATAAACCACACGTTCGGAGTCCTTCACTCTCAGTTTTCTGCCAACGAACAGAGAACCTGCGACCAACTGCTTCAAACCTTCTTCCTGTGTTGCTGCATCGGTGAACTTGGCTTTGAGTTCCGGATGCTTCTCCATGATACGCTTGAACTCGGCCTTGGATTCTGCAGCGTGTTTGCGCTCGTAATCAAGTCCAATGTCTGTAACGAACACTATCGGGTTTGGGGTCGACCAATCGAGAACAGTGTGCGCCGGGTAATTTCGGGAGTCATCGGTCGAGGTTATCTTGGCCACCAGCTCGGGAGTCATCAGCTTGGCTATCTCGGCTTTTGCATCTTTCTTCACTTCAATTCCCCTGTAAAGTCTGTGCAACTTCGTGAGAGAAATCATAAAGAAAAAGTAGGGTGTCGGCCACATTTTGGAGCTCGAACTGCTCGCAAACTTGATAAGTACCTTTGTCGGCTTCGACTTCCCCACTGATAAATCCATCGAACCATTCTGCACACTGCCGGTCTGAACTACCTTCGTCCAATAGGTAATGGGTAGAGAACACCCATCTCATTACCAAGCGTTTCAGTTTGTCGTCTTGTGTTTTAAGCATTTCAAGCTCCCGAAAGTTGAATAAAGATGGCTAGGGCAAGGGTGAGGAAACCTAAGATTAGAAAAATCAAAGCATCCCGTCGGAGCTTTTTGGCTACCTGCCGTTCTTGGTGTGCCAAATCCAGAAGGCTTTCGGCTTGAATCAGTCTTTCGTCTACCAGTTTGCGAACCATCAAGGCTTCGTCCAAATACTCTTTACATTCGATAAGTTGTTTATTACTCATTTTCTGCTCCTGCGTTTAAGGTTGTCGTCCAGCGTGTTTGGGTGTGGATGTTCCTCCCGTTGGATAGGATTTCCGTACCGACGGCCTGAGTCGAACCTTTGCAGTTCGAGAAGTAGACGTTATTCAAAGCGTGTACAAAGACGTATACTTTGCATCCGTCGATTTCTCGGACGAGTTCTACATTCTGCAACTCCTGTTGCCGTTCCTCGGGTGTGGGTTCGCCACAGGCGGCCAAAAAGAAGGCCATTAAAATTGAGATGTACTTCATGATTCGATTTCCTTTGGGGTGATGACCATTACATCACGTTCGTATTTAATTCGGACTAAACCTTTCTTACGGAGTCTCTTACAAATCTCTCGGAGTTGTTGGTCTCGGTAGCGGTATCGGCTTACCCTAAAATCAAACCCCAAATTGGTCTTTACTTTGATAATGCGGAGGATTTCCTCCGGAGTTCTTCTTAACATTTCAGACGGCCTCCGCTGCCTGCATACTCATGACCGCGTCGATGGCTTGGCGGACAGTGCTGCCGCCGAAATATTCGGATTGCGCTGCTGCCTTGACTTCAACCGGAGCGATACCACCGTACTTTATATCTTCGAGGGCGTTGTGATACAGGGTGGCGCGTTGCTTTTCTACCCAGTCCAGCCGCACGGTGTCGGGATGTGGTTCGGTTTCGCACAGGTAGATTTTAGTCTGCAAGCAATCCTGCGTTGTTCCGTCTGACGATGCGATGGTGCAGCTAGACAGGAAGCCGCGAAGGAACACGAACTGTTTACCGTCTTTGTTGTCTTTAAGGCGTACACGGTCGCCGAATTTGAATTGATGTGTCATTTTGTTTACTCCTTTTCCTGTCCTTTGACGGCGCAATGGCGTATAGCGGCGTCGATGGCTTCACGGATATCGCAGGCGGCGGCCAATACCTCAAAGTGTTCTTCCTGTTTTTGAATAACAGCAAAAGGTGTGTCTAGGAGGTCGCCATCTTCGTCGCATAATCTTTCAGTTAGAGCGCAGTCGTTTTTTGCCAGCCAGTCCAGTCGTACGGTGTCGAGATGGGGGAAGGGTTTAGGCTGCGGGAAGGGTCTGAGTTCGCCAAAGGGGGCGTGATAAGGCAGGTCGTTATCGGCGCGAATCCAAGCCAAGTCGGGGTCGATTTTGCTCTCCCCCATAAAGACAAAGGGTGCCGGGTTAATGTCCCACAGTACAAGGTCGCCGAATTTGAATTGATGTGTCATTTTGTTTGCTCCTATTCCCCGACCTTGACGTAAGTCGGACAAGGTTCTTGATAAGTCCATACTTGCTCGGGTAACGGATGCCTGCCATTTGGGGTGATGGTGGTAACTATCTACGTCTGTTGTGTCGATTTGTTGCAACTCCCTTGCACGAGATATAAAGCGTTCTGCTTCTTTAATACACTCTTCAAGTGTTTGTTTCATCATTGCCATTTTCTTTCCTTATTTAATAAAACCATTCAAAAACATTTGATTATTCCAACCCTATATTGCCTTGCGCTTCTCCTAGTCGGCTGCGGGCGACCTCTATTAACAATTCGTACTCGCGTTTGGTTTTTTCGTCGTGTACTCTTGCGGATTTGGCTAAAAACTCTTCTACACTACCTGTGAAACAACCGCGTGTGGCTATCAGCCCGTTTTTGCCGCAACAAACTGTCAAAGTACCGTTTTCAGTGCCGACGTTGGAAAACCACACAACGGAATGTTTGTTGGATACCCGTGCGTGGCCCGATATCTGTACGTTGCTGGTTACCCTTGCATTGACTGATACCTGTGCGTCGCCGTATACCTGTGCGTCGCCTGATACCCATGCGTTGCCGTATACTTGTGCGTCGTCTGATACCCGTGCGTCGCCGTATACCCATGAGTTGTCGTATACTCGTGCGTTGCCGTATACTCGTGCGTTACCTGATACCCATGCACTGTCGTATACCCGTGCGTTGCCGTATACCCATGCGTTGCCGTATACCCATGCGTTGCCGGATACCCGTGCGTTACCTGATACCCATGCGCTGTCGTATACCCGTGCGTTGCCGGATACCCATGCGTCGCCATCTTGTGATAGGTTTTGTTCGGACTCGATATAGCCGCCGACCGTTCCTTTTTTTACATCGCGAAAATCCTTTAACGCTTTGATTCGGTAAAGTTTACGACCATCAAACTCTATAAATTCGTCTTTTAAAATTTCGTATTTCATTTCAATCCCCTATTGGTTCATACGGCGGATGCCAACCTTTCCAACCGTTAGCTTGTACAGCCTCGATGGCTTCGATTTGGGCAGCCTGTTTCCGTTCGTGCTCCTCCCGTGCGGAGGCCACCAACTCTTCGAGGTCGTCCTCGGTTTCTACCGTACTGTCGTCGAAAACGGCCGGGGCAACGGCGAGGTCGCTGTCTGGTCCACAGACGTCTGTTGCGGTCCACAGGACAAGGGCGGCGGAGAATGCCAGCCCTGCGGTGATTTTTCTTAGGTTCATTTTGTTTATCCTTCTATGAAAGTGCCGTCCTTTCAACGGCTTGGCGTTGTCGCACGCTGGACGTTCCGTGGTAGAATGAAAGTTCCACCAATCAACTCCACGGAAAAAGGAGACTGTTATGTCCGACAAACCCCACCCGCCCCCTTCGGACGGCATCCGTGCTAATGTTCCGCCGCGCCCCACTCCTACCGGAGTGCTGCCGCCCGGGGGAGGTACGAAAAAATAAGGATTCGCTATGGAAACGGTCAGCACCGACCAAGAGTTGTCTTTCAATATCGCCTACGCCATGTATTACGAGCGCTTGGGCAGCCGTTTTTACGGACGGTTGGACAAGATGGCTTCTTATCTGACGTTACTTTGCGGCATGGCTGTAGCGGCAGAGACTTTTTCGCCTTTACTGCTCGGCGTGCTGGTGGCTTCGCTCACCTGCTGGCAGGTGGTCTACCGTCCGGGTGACAGGGCATCGGCGGCGCGTTTGCAGCAGTGTCGTTATGAAAAACTGCTGGAAAACTTCCCCGAGCTGACCGAAGAACAGGTGCGCGTCAGGTTGTCGAAGCTGCGCCGGTCTGACAGTGAGTTGCCCGGATGTCTGCAAGATGTCGCCTATGCCGCCGCAGCCGCCAAGCTCGGCGCACAAACTGATTTCACGCCGTCTTGGCTGACAAAGTTGGCTTCCGCTTTCTGCGGCTGACGACTTGCCGGAGGTGGTTGAAAGGCTGCGGGTCGAAATCACCAAAGAAAGGCCGTCTGAAATCCGTTCATACGGCCTTTATATTACAAAATTTGGATGAAAGCTACATAGTAAGTAAACTACGGAGCTTTCGGCAGGTACATCCAATGTGTGATGTCTTCAGGCAAACCGCCCTCGTCAACCGCCAACAATTCCAGACCGCTCGAAGACCTGTATACCAACACTTCCTGCCCTGCCTGAGGCAACCAAGATTCCACGCTCACCTAAGCGAGGTCTGAACCCTCGTTCACATATTCTTCAATCTCGGCCTGCTCTGCATCGGACAGATAATCGACACCGATGTATGCCTTGATGTATTCCCACTCATCGAAGGTCAGACCGGCAGCCTTCGCCAGGTCCTTGAAAACTCCTTCCGGTGCGTCCCAACCGTAAATCTGTGCAGTGTGCATCCCGAAACATTGTTGCTCGAACATAGAGCAGTTGGTTTCAAAATGCTTTTGCTCGGCTTGGTAAATCCACAGCTGCCAACCGTAATTTGCCTCCCTGTCCAGAAGCACAGGGTATGTGTAATTTCGGATCTGCCGCGTATCCAATACGTCCAAAAAACCTTCGATTCGACAACTGGTAGTCTCAGAGTAAGCGTTCTGAAAATTTTTAAACTCCCGGGTAACCTCTGAATGGCCAAAAGACCTATACTTATATTTCATATTATTGATTCCTAATAAAAAATTCTTCCATTTTCGAGGGATAGGTAAACCATGCACCCTCCTTGATATGCCAGCTCATCGCTTCCTGCTCACGGCTTTCGTCGGAAAACCCGTAGAACAGCCAGTCCTGCCAGTCGTCCCTGTCAAGTTCGTCCTCGGGCAACCGTTCCAAATCTCTCAGGCAGACGGTGCGAAACTCAGGATATAGCCTCTTCGCTACCTCTTCGCAGGCACTCCCCCAGTAACGTGCGTTACTTTCCTTCCTATCCAGCTCCTCTTCTGCGATTTCTGCCGCATCCTGCCTCCAATCGTACAGAAGTACATAATTGTCGACGTACCTCAGCATAGTAAAACTCCAAAACAAAGGACGGCGGATGCCGTCCTACTACCAAAATCTATCGTCATACAGCAACAAAGCCAAGGTCAGAATTGTTACCACTATATTCAAAATCACAAGTTCCATCAGTTTCCTAGGACACATACAAAGAAGAAAGAGGCTGCCGCAACTGCCGGGCAACCTCCGAATACACAGCCTTCAACCTAGGAGATTTGGCGCAATCCCGAAGTCTCACGACCCACTTGTTCAAATGAAAATCCAAGTCCTCCAACGTTTTGACTTCGGTCAGAATTTTCGAGGCCAGGCATGCAGCCTGTGTACCGTGAAGACTGTATTCATACAACCCGACTTTACAAAACTCCTGTTCCGCATCAGGCATCCGAACAACGATAAACGTTTCTCCCAAGTGCAAGGTCAGAGGCTGACCGTTAAGAACCGCTGTCCGCATGTCACACGTCCTCCGATTCAAGTTCCTGGTACAAGGTAAAAGCCTCATCACGCAAGACCCAAGAAACAAATTCTCCAACCTCGGACACATCAATAGGCAGCTCAATCCGAAGGCTTCCAGTCACAGGATTCACATCGGAGAACTCCCACAGCGTGTTGCTGAACCTGTAATCCAAGGCACGAATTTGGAAGAATCCCGAATTAAGCAGGGCATCGGCCAACGTCTGCCCTTCGATACGCTCCAAAGGCAGGCCTTTTCTTTCTAAAATATACTTCATAATCAAAATCTTATAACCTTTCCGCACACCACAACAACAGTCGGGCGGCATCTTCTGGTCTGCCGTACACCAACTCCTGAACGTAAGGCTGACCTACTTTAAGAATGTAACCCAACTCGTCAAAATTCAACGAATCGTCATCGGACATCCAACCCCCTCCCCAGTCGTAGTAATCGTAAGGGTCATCCCGAACCTCAGGATTACGTCCGACAGGCAATCCTTCCCAACCCACCTGCTTCAACTTCTGCAACAGATTGTTGAGGTATACCGTATCAAGATACTCAGCTGAGGTGTGTGCGTTTTCGTACCCGACGGACACGTTCGTACATTCCGGGACAAGCTCCGTCAGATTTGCCGTGTCGGTAAACGAACCTGTGTCATCGGGCCGGTGACCCATGTCCAAGGCCTTGCACAGAGACTCGGCAAACGCTTGGGAGCAGCATCTGCCGCCCCACTGGTGCGTAATCACGTCCTGCTTACCCTTCCGGTCAAACGCGACTGCCCGTTTGAACTTACCATAACGTTCCGGTTCGTTCTGCACTGACCACTCAGACCCGAGACCCCCGATTTCCTCGTCCTGATAGAAGACGAATGTCCCCCTGACACCTGACTCAATCATTTTCAGCAGCAGCCAGCAGCCTGCGCCGTCGTCCGCCCCAAGCACATACCCCGCATGAGGGAAACCCAAACGAAGAATGCCGTCTTTAAGTTCCAAACCCTGCATCAACGTCTTCACTCCGTGATGCACCGTATCGGTATGGCAGGTGAACAGAGTCTCGGAGACCGAATCGGTGACCACCCACAGATTCCCGTAACCGTCAACCGCCACCGCGTGACCCAGACTTTCAACGTAGGTTTTGAGCCATATGTTAAAAACCCGAAGACCCTCGGACCCGGACTGACGTGTCCTACCCAAAATATCCCTTAACAGCTTCATGATTTCACCCCCACCAAACGAACGTTCAAGGCATCCGACATATACATCTTCAGCCTTGCAATCAAGCCTGTGTAGTTCTGAATCGCGGAATCTGAAAAATCTTTTGGAAATTCAAAGAGTTTCTTCTCCCGATTCCGATAATAGGAAGGCAGGACGACGAACACCTGTTTCGCATCCCCCGTCTCCCTGATTTCCAACCCGCAACTCGGACTCGAAACTTTGAAATAAGCGTCCGCAGCATCCCAAGCCGTACGGCCTTCGTAGTACAGACCGAAGTCCGACAATACCAACCACATAATAAAATCCTCTAAAAAATCAGGCAGAAGCCTATTCAGCTTCTGCCCCAATATCCTCTTCACACTGCTTGATGTAAGTATCAAGAAGTTCGTCTATCTCCTGCGATAATCCCCTAACAGGAAGCACGCAAGTCGAACTCCCGTCCGAGAGTTCGTATTCACAGGTATCCGAATCGAGAACTGTGACCCCCAACTCGGGAATGAAAGTCGCATCCCAAAAATCTGCATATTTGCCCAAGTATTCGAGATACTCCACACCGTCGGAATTGGTAAACGCATAATCCCCGTTGTGCAGACGCACGACATCTTCCCCATATATCCAACCGTCCAGCAGGCGACTGTAACTCAGGTTCTTATACCCAGAGTCGGCAGCCTCTTGCGTGAAACTCATAGTCCACCCGTCGGAATCCTCGGCAGAAACCACATGTTCCCAGAAAGCCAACACATCGTCACCGTTAGAGTCCTCACAGTCCTCGGCATCGCTCCGGCAACTTTCGCACACGTCACACCTAGTTGTGGAATGACCGTCGAACCAGTAGACTGATTCGCAATCGTCGGTACGTTCGCCGCAGACTTCGCACTGTGTACGAAGGGAAGCATACCCGTCAGTCGTGTCCAACTCGTAGTCACCCGAGCGGGCCAACTCCCAGTAGTGGCAGCCTGTGGAGTAATCCCATTCAAGGTGAGCCCTAACCAAACCTCCGTCAATATAAGGTGTTGTATACCCTGCATAAATTTCTTTGGTATACAGCACTAGCCCTTCAGGGTGGCTGCAGGTTTCCCTGTAACCCAAGTCCAGCAACGCGGGTTTCAAGTTGTCGTCCCCGTAACACCGGACGAAAGTCTTAGTCGGCTCATGTACAATCGCACGGGCTACGACCTCGTCTGCGACTTCCAAGTAGGCCAACCGCAAACCGTTGTTAGGAAGACCGAAAGCCGAAGAAGCGTAGTTCCTGTGAACGTCGTACTTGTAGACAGTTTCGTAAGTGTCCGGGTCGTTCATACACGACTGGACAGCAGGGGTACGGTAACACCTGTCCCAAGCATCAAGGTCGTCGTTCCCGGCAAATTTGACCTGCAAAGAGTCTTCCCCGATATACAACTTGTGACGGCAGACCTGCCTTGCGATTTCTTCATCCGATAAATTCGTTTTTGATTTCAAGAACTTACCAAGTTTAATCGGAGTCTCGATGTGCCGTTTGAATTTCTCATCCGTCTGCCAGTAAGCCAGCAAAGACGGATTCTTAACCGAGATATGCGGCATGCAGACCAAGTAATAGGAGTCGAGCAGCGAGGTCTCCTTCGCACACTGCACCGAGGGGTGCCACTCGGGAGCCTGAAACTTACCATCCCGGTAAGTCGGAAAGGTCTTGTTGACACACTCGATGAAGTAATCGTAATCTGCGAGGGCAGCTTCGGGGACACCGTGTTTCAGCGTCAGCCTGTCGGCAGGCGGCAACAAGACCGACCACAGGTTTGGTTCTTGGCAGACATAAGGCTGAACCCGGTAACGCAGGGCGGCAGGAAGGTCCTGCGGAAACTCTTCGCAGGGCTTGGGCATAACTTTGTGGACAGAACGAAGTTCGAATACGAAAGACATAATTGTTCCTTTCTACGACAAAAGCCTCAGGGTGTGAGACTCGAGGCTTTTGTCTTATGTTTAAAATCAGTCATTTACGACTATAAGATACGATATGGGGACTCTGTTGGGTATCAGCTGCGAGAATCCTTCATCTAAAGACTTCAAATGGGCAGTTCCGTCAGGGTATGTGTAGCCTGAAATCTCGAACCGGGCATCAGCTAACCAGGAAACCCCGGACTCCAAATAAACAATTGAAGGGTTCCGCTCCAGTACCGGCAGCAGTCTTTCGTCAATGCGAACCCGTGAACCGATTTCGGGCAGCTTGGGCAGGGACAGCCCGACCTCCGTTTGCCTCACCAATTTCGTGTGCGGAACAGGCAGCAGCGAACCCAGTAACAGGTAACCTCCGTCAATGACGCGCAACACCGTGTAAACGACCTCGGAACCGGGACAGGCAGCCTGTGTGTAGAGGGGTATGACCTCGGTCTCGGGGTCTGCTTCCGACAAGGGTTTCAACCAAGCGTGGGGCATGGTGTAGTTGGAGTACACCCCACCCTCACAAATGAAACTTCCGAAATGAGCCCTCAAGGACATCGGAAGACCACGGGCAGGGGCAGTGTGGCAGGCAAGGTAGGGTAGGGCAGCCCCTGAAAAGACAGCTTGTGCGTCGGCCTTGCACTCCTCACGGATAAGAAACAAGCCCTGCGGGTCTTGAGGCAGGGCTTGTTTGGGTATTAGTATGTCGTGACAGGCATCAGGTTCGAGCCGCCAAGCGTCAAAGGAGATGTAGGGGCGAAATTGACCAAGGGCTTCGGAATCATGGTCAAGCAGATAACCATTCTGATTAAAGATGTAGGGATTCATGTGTGTTTCCTTGATTGGGGGGTTGGTTAGGTCAGGGGTCAGGCAGCCTGCCGGTTTGGGTCAGGCAGTCTGGGGGTTAGGACTTCGGATTTGAGACCTGAGATGTGAGTCTTAGGACTTGGGTCTTAGGACTTGGGTCTTAGGACTTAGGACTTAGGACTTAGGACTTAGGACTTAGGACTTGGGATTTGAGATGTGAGCCTTCGGACTTGGGATTTGAAGTTTGCGACAGCGTGCCTGCAACTTGGGGTCTTCGGAATCGGAATACGGGTGTTGGAGGGCAGGTGCAGCAGGCTGGCGTGCTTGGATTTGGCAGGCAGGAGTTGGAAGTCGCTAGATAGAGTTCTGAGGAACTTGTCAATATCCTTGGAGAGGGTAAAACATGACTTTCGCATAAAAATGGCCTTTGTTAAAAATGGTTAATGCGTAAAAAATAGGCAAATCTAAATGAGAGAATTTAGCAACGGGGGTTTTAAGGCGAAAAACGGCTTTTAAAACCCCCGTTACGAAAAAAATCGGCCTTAAAACCCCCGTTATGAGGACTTAAAACCCCCGTTTTGGGTTTTAAAGCCCCCGTTGCAACGGGGGTTTTAAAAAGGGTAAGGGTGGTTTTAAAGTGAGGGGAGACAGCAGATGAGAGCAATTCCCAAACATAACGGGGGTTTTAAAGCCGATTTTTTTCGTAACGGGGGTTTTAAACAGCCATTTTTGGCCGATTTTGGGCTTAAAACCCCCCTTATTTATGATTCTCATTTAGTTTAAAACACTATCTAACAGATAGATTATGGCTATAATAGAATTAAATCAGCGGGTTAAAAATATGCTTTTGGAATAACAGCCCTCCGTAAATGGGTCGGCCAAAATATTTTTGAACCTTGTTTTAGAGAGAAAAATATGTCTGAAATCTAAAAGTGGACTGATGGGTTTAAAAAAGTGCTATTAAAAATAAGTAATACTTTTTTAATAGGAATTTACAAATTGATTTTTGAAGGGAGGCAGGCTGAAAACCCCTGAAAAATCAAGGCTGTAATCCCGTGAATCACGAGTCACAGAGCAAGGCTGTAATCCCTTGGATTTAGGCCAAATCCGAAGGCCGAGGGCTGTAATCCCGTGAATCACGAGTCACAGAGCAAGGCTGTAATCCCTTGGATTTAGGCCAAATCCGAAGGCCGAGGGCTGTAATCCCGTGAATCACGAGTCACAGAGCAAGGCTGTAATCCCTTGGATTTAGGCCAAATCCGAAGGCCGAGGGCTGTAATCCCGTGAATCACGAGTCACAGAGCAAGGCTGTAATCCCTTGGATTTAGGCCAAATCCGAAGGCCGAGGGCTGTAATCCCGCGAACCACGAATCTTGTCCCCTGTCCCTTGAATCTTGTCCCTCGTCCCTCGTCCCTCGTCCCTCGTCCCTCGAATCTTGTCCCTCGAATCGCCACCAACGGCATCAGGATTGCTTAGAATGGCTTACATCCCTGTCCCTATACTTACCCACACGGAACGCATCCGAGGCTGTAAAACGCTCAATTTTCGGCCTTAATCGAAGGTCGTTCGATTTCAAACCCTCGACCCGTGAATCTAAGCCTTCAATCCCATGCTTTTAGGTTTTAGCGTCTAAACTCTAATCAGACACTGAAAAAACACGGCTGTAATCTATGTGAAGCAGGCTGCCGTCGGGCAAGCGGAACAAAATCGTAGGCGTAAAGCTGCCAAAACGCTGTCCGTCGTTGGGGTTTTCCAGTTCGACGGCATTTGCGGCACGGGCTGCAAGAATCGCGCCGTAATAATCCCTGTGTTTGGCCGCGATTCTTTCGGCTTGGGTCTTCGGACGCAGGTAGTCGGTGGCAAGAACGATGCCATTTAGCAGTATTTTCACCGATTTTGTGTACTTATCTGCGAGTTTCACCGCTTTTCTAAGCGCGGACTCAGGGTTTCGGGCGCGGATTTCACGGCTGTAAAATCCAATTTGTGCAATGTAAATCATGATTTTTCTCCAAATAAGGCTTCGAGTGCTGTAACTCGGAATTGCAGGCTGTGAATTTGCTGAATCAGAGCTCCGATTTCGGGACTTGCAGCTTGGGTTTTGGGGTCTGCGGCTTGGGTTTTGGGGCCTGCGATAGAGGTTTCAGGGCCTGCGTCGTAGGTCTTGGGACTTGCAGCTTGGGTTTTGAGACTTGCGCCGTAGGGCTTGGGGCCTGCGGCTTCGGACTTGGGGCCTGCGGCTTCGGACTTGGGGCCTGCGGCTTCGGACTTGGGACTTGCATCGTAAGCCCTGCGTTCTGTGTCATCGGGGGAGGGTATCCCGTTGACCAACAACGCCTCTAAAATCGCGTTCTCGGCCTTGTGACGCACGCCTAGGGGTCTCCGGCTTCGGTTTCTGATATAGTCCAATGCCTCATAGGCATCCACATACAAAGAACTATCATATTTGACCGTAGTCCTGAATCTGTGGGTTATCGAATTGCCAAAAACGCCCACAAGCCTTTGAACGTCATTCAAGGCAATCAGGCGCGGGCTGATTATTTTCATGTTGATTCCTCAAAAAAATAGGCGGCACAAGGCCGCCGATTAAGAGTTTGGAGTTAAAGGGGGAAAGACGGGCAGCCTGCGGATGCAGGTTATAAGGCCTGCGGATGCAGGCTAAAAATAGGCGGCACAAGGCCGCCCGTCTTAGTTAATCGGCATAGGGCTGCCGGTTTTGGGTATCCCGCCCCCAAAATCCGCGCGGCGTTTTCGGGGACTGGGTCACTAAGCCCTTGGCTTTGTGGTAAGCCTTGGGCGCTTCCCCAAACCCTACGGGGCGGGGATTGACGCCATTCAGTCGCAGGATGAAGGTTTTTCGGCCTTCGGGCGTGCGGAAGGCGTGCGGATACTCACGTTTGAGGCTTTCGGGCGCGGTTGGCAGGATTTGATTTTTAAAGCGGCGGCGCGCGCGCCCTTCGGCCTCCGCTTTCTGTTCTAAGTCCCTGATTTGGGACTTGGGTAAGGAGGACAAGGCCGCATAAAAAGCCTTGTCCGACAAGTGTTTCAGGGACTGCGGACAGAAGTCCGCAGTCTTAATCCATGATTTAAGCATGGGCGGCCTTTAATTTTTCGGCAACGTCTACCAGATAGGCAACGTGAGTCTTGAACTCTTCCACATTGATAAAGTCAGGAAGTTCAGCGGTTAGGTTGTGAGCCTTTTTCAGGCCGTGAAGCAGGCTGTATAACTTGTCAGCGTCAGACTTCGCAGGCTTTTCAGGGGTTGCTACGGTAATCTTTAAGCCGTGTTCAAAGGGATTTACTACGGCTTGGCACACTTTGCCGATAGTATCAGCAGATTTTTCCAGCCGAAGAATCACAGCTTCCGCGTCAAATTTCAGGATGTTAGACAAGCGGCAATGCTTGTCCGCTGATTTGGCCTTTTTCAAGGCTTCAAGCTGTTCGGCAGGCAGGGCAAGGATAAGGGCGGAAATGTCCGCAGGGATTTGCTGCTGTTCGGCGTGAAGCAGCGGCAGGGTTTCCACTAAGGCGGGGAAGAGGGCTTGCAAGTCTGTGGATACAGTCTTGCGAGTCTTTTCTAATAAGGCGTTGCCTTTCTTGGCGGCGTTCAGTATTTCGGATAATTTGGTGAGCGCTGTTGACAATTTGGCGTTTTGCATGATAAATTGCTCCTTAGGTTTTGCGGCTTAGGTCGCAGGTTAGAGATTGCACTATTTGGAGTAGTGCGGTTTAAGTGGTGCGGCGAAACCCTATGACGGGGGTTTCGCCTATCCTCTTTTTTGCTTTATTCGCCCTTGGGCAGACTGGACAGGCCTGCGGACAAGGGTATACCCGTCTTATATACTAGGCAGCGGCTAGGCTGCTTTTCACGCGGGATTAAATTGTTAAATATCTGTCACTAGGCCGCGCGATTCGCGGCGTAGTCCCTTGTTTAGGGGGCTTAGGTTAAGTGACCTAAGCTCTTGGTTCTTTTTACGGCTTTCTGTGTTGCCGTCTTTGTATGCTTCGCATTATACGGGGTGTAATGTTAAGGTGTATTAAGTATATACAAACTTATGTAAAGAATATGCTAGTTTGTGTTAAGACGTATAGGGTTTTGCGCCATGCGCCCTTCGCCCTGTAACAGTTGCCTCTCGAAAAATTTTTCGATTTTCTATATTTTCGACCTAAATAAAAGGGCTCAGGCTCCAAAGCCTAAGCCCCAAAACTCAAATCAGTTGTTCCACAGCTTGCTGTGCTTCTTTCAACTCCTCAGTCAGAAGTCCCAAGGCAACCGCCGCAGACCCTCCTATTTCTGCTTGAACTTCCGGGCTCTCCAGCAGGCGGATTAACCTAGACTGCCTTTCCAACATCTTTTTCAGGTTCGATGACAACTCCCCGGCATCCAACCCTGCCACGCTGTTTCCATGACCGGCAACAACAGTATGACGGCTACCCTGCACGGTTATATTGTGTATCACACCCTGCGTTTCCCTACGTTTGCGTTCCCGCTGTTGGGTCAGCAACGCAGCCAAGTTCTCAAAAGCCAGCAATGATTGAAAGCTGGGGACATCATAAACTACACCTTCGGAATCCAGAATCCTACATGGTCGGACATACGAGTGGTAATCCAACAAGGTCAAACCCGAGTTGGGGAACTTGCTGTCCAACCTTTTTTGGGCTTCATCTCTGCTTAATCTAGCCATTTTAGTCTCCCTAGAAATACTGAAATGGTGTCGTAAGGTCGTATTTTAGGGAATCCCTACGAAACCAGTTTCTTACACACTCTTCATATTCGCATAACCCAACTTAACATACTTATTGTGTTTTCTGTGCTATCATCTCGCTAATCTTAATATAGAAAGGTGTCAGCTATGGCAAGAAAACTCACATTAAAAGAAGCTCAGAGTGTAGTAGACACTCACTTCCCCAACTCCGGCCTCACTTTGAAGGTCTACACTGGCGCGATTCACCCCGGTATTGTTGAATTTCCTGACGGGGTTATAAAACAATTCCCTCGTTTTGATGTTCTAAAACGTTTCTCTGACGTACAAGGTCTACGGGAGTACCTTGACAGACACCCTCTGAACAGTCTACCGCCTGTCACCCACCACACAACCTCAATCTCCATATCCGGCGACCGAAATACCACGGTGCACAACTCCCCACACTCAACCGTGGCCTCTACCCCCGACCCCCTAACCCCCCTCCTCCAATCCCAAAACCAACTGGTCAACTACCTGTCAGCCATCTCCGAGGAACTGCCCTCCACCGTGAACGCCGCCCTCTCCATCCTGATTGCCAACCTGCAACAGGCGCAACAGAACCTAAGACCCAAATCCGAAGTCTGAGGTTCGACAACCCCAAACCTAAACCCCAAACCTAAAACCTAAATCCCCAAAACCCCTCAACCCCAACCCTAAACCCCCCAAAACCCCTACCCAAAAACCTCAAACCCTGTGCTATACTCCGCTTCTTCGCTGAACCTAACTAATGAAAGGAGACCCAAGTATGAAACCCATGCACCAAGAAGGTTGGGACGGCTACTAAGCTATGTGCGACCCAAGTCATAATTTCTGTTTCCTAGGTGAAACCCTTGGCTACTGGTTACAAACAGTAGCCATTGTCTTGTCTGTAGCTGTCACAGGTTACTACGCACGCAAGGCCATACTGGCTAACGGTGAAAGTGCCAAGAAAACCTTACAGCACAACCATGAAACCCTGCGTCAGCGGGCGACTATTGATTTGCTGCTGCAAGAGAATCAGGACACAGAGATGATTGCAGCTCACGCTGCTGTAATGGCACTCTCTGACCAGACCTCGCTGGTAGCCTGCCTGTCCACCGACTCAAACTATCAGGAGAAGCTGGCAGACATCAGACTGCTGCTCAACCGTTATGAGTTCGTCGCGTTGGGTATCAGAACAGGTGCGTTCGAGGAATCTGTGTACAAAACTCTGAAATACTCTCAGGTAATGAACGTGTGGGACAAATCCAAACCTTTGATTATGGAAATCCGACGTACACACAAAAAATACACCTACTATCAAGAGTTTGAATGGTTGGCTAACCGCTGGATTGCAGACCCGTTAAAGCCTCGTCCGGGTGGGTCTTAAATCCACAAATCTTGTACAAAGTATCCAAAATATGTATAATTACCTCATAACGTTTGAAACCGTTGTGCCGGTAAGCAGTCCCCATTGAAAATTGAATAGGAAGAGCCATACCGTAAGGCTGGCTACGCTTTGCCTGCACAGCGGTTTCAACTTCCTGTTCAATTTTTAATGGGGTTTTCTTATGTCTGACAGTTTTGAAAAATTTATTCTTCTGAGTGGCGACGAGCCTGTTACAACAAGCAAATTTGTCGCCGAAGCCTTTGGCAAAAGGCACGACAACGTTTTGCAGAAAATCGAGGAAATTCTGACGCAAGTCCCTGATTTTTTCGGGAAACTTAATTTTAAGGAGACCAAAGAGTTGTGGACAAACAACCTAGGGTTTCAGGTTTCCTCCAAATCCTTTGAACTCACCAAAGACGGCTTTATGCTGCTGGTAATGGGTTTCACCGGCGCGAAGGCGATGTCTGTCAAAGTGGGCTATATTGCCGCATTCAACCACCTGCTTGAACAGAACAGAAGACTTGCTGCCCAAACCCCAACCATCCCCTACCTCCCCAACCTCTCAGACGACCCCGACGCGAAAGAACAATATCTCAGGCTGTCTGACGCGTATCCGCCGTTTCGGCGGATTTTGTTTTGCGGCCAATCGTTGTACAAAATCTACATATTTGGTATATTAAGGCTACTGCCAAACGTTAAGCGGTTTATGTCGCACCCGAAAGCTGCGGCTTTTTATGCCTGTTACAAGCGCATAAATCTCTGGTTTTACTCCACTGGGCAAGTCTGCACAGTGCAAATCTCAGTCAAATGACGGGTCTATACGCGGAAATAAAACACCTTCGGGGAATACCGCGAGCCGACTTAACGCGGTAGTTGAAGCCCGTCGCCTTATTTTGGCGGCATCTACAAACAAAACGTTAAGGTGTTCAAATGAACTCAATACAACTCTCCAATACTTCAATTCGTCAACATAAAGGTCTGTACTCCCTCAACGACCTTCATCGTGCAAGCGGAGGTGAAAAACGCTTCCAGCCTGCAAACTGGCTTCGTAATGCACAAACCCTTGATTTAATTAATTTCCTCAAAAATGAGGAATTACAGTCTGAAGGGCGAATTATCCAATCAAAACAAAAACTTGGTACTTTTGTCTGTAAAGAGTTGGTTTATGCTTATGCGACATGGATTTCCACCAAGTTCTTCTTGCAGGTTATCCGCACGTTTGACATGGTGGTTACAGCCCGCAGAAACCCTGAACCTCCTCCAATCCTTCCATCTCTTCCCCAATACGCGGGCGACCCTAAGGCCGAAGAAAAGTATCTGCTGTTGTCAGAGGTGTATTCTGCATTGTCCGTCCAAGCATCCTTGGCTGCTTCCGGACTTGTACACCGTCAAACACAAGAGTTCCTAAATGTTGTTTATCAACGTGCAGATTGTTTGCAGCCCAAACCTACCCCTACCTCACTCCCCGCAACCCCGCTCGAACCTGCACCTGAAAACGATGTGCTGTTCTACACCGAAATCAACGGCGTGCAGGTCGCCACGCTGTTCCACGACGGCACTAAGTATTACCTTGCCAAGCACCTTGCCGAGGCAGCAGGTCTCAGATGGGCTGTCCAGCTTGAAAATTCCAAGTCCTACTTCACACGACTTAGGCATTTCAGCCGAGGACCCACTGCCTGCTGGGTCAGCGAACAGTCCGCAAGTCTCTGGTTGGGTAGGAAGAACCCGAGGCGTGTGTCCTGCCCGTTGCAGCTTGCGCAAACCGTCGAATGTCTGGGGCTGCTTGTCTGTGATGTATTGCCTACCAAACCTCCTGTGCTATACTTTAAACCTAGGAGGTTTAAACGATGAACGTATTTACCCTTGCAGGCAGTGGGTTGCGCAATATGTACCGCGAGCTGTCAGGTCAAAAAATCTCTGCTCCCGCCCCGGGGGACAGGGTTGAAATCACCAAATCGGGGGCTGTAAGGCTCAGGTTGGAAGACCCGGTGGTGTACCGCGAGTTGCAGGAAGCGATGAAATCCGTCTCGGAGGCTGCTAAAAAGGCTGCGCAGGAGCGCACCTAATGGCTCTTCTGCTGGTCATGTTTATCTTGGTTCTGGGTTACACTTATGTCTCCCGTGTTCCGTCAGAACGTTTTAAGCTCAGTAGAAGCAGCGGTTGGGAGACCTATGTACGTCTGAGTGCTGCAGGGTTAAGATTTCTCTTTTCCTCTGTTCTTTTTTCATTTGCCCTGTATATCGTAACCTCGCTGCTGCTAAGGGCAGTTGATTTCCTGTTCGGGTCGTCGTTAAACGACCTTTTCTCGAATTTCCTTCACACTACACTGTTTTTAAACATAAAAATTTATCAGGCTCTTTTAGCAGGTTTGGCTTACGTTTTCTGTTTCTCCGAGGTTTCCAAGGAAGATAAGGATGCCTGGAAATCGCAGACTCACGGAAACGTGTTGGATTTGGTTCTTTTGGCCACCAACAGTCTTACCCCTGTAAGAATTTCCTGTAAGTCCCGCAAGGTGTATATCGGCTGGGTTCAGTTGGGTTTTCCGGAAAAGGCAGAACTTGACTGTATCTATATTCTGCCGCTACTCAGCGGGCATAGGGATAAAGACAAGCTGCGCGTAACTGTGGATTACAATTATGACGAGGTGTACGACAGGCTTGGCCTGTGGGACACCCAGGAGAAAGCCGGGGAGGTAAAGTTGACAGATTTTATAATGGCTGTCCGTATGGCCGAGATAGAGAGTATCTCACTTTACCGTCCGGAACTGACAGCGTATTTCCCAACGCCTTCCGGGAACATGTCTGACAATGTGTCGGAGGGTTCCGAATCATAACCCGAAAATACACAGCTTACTCCTCTCCCCTTGCGAAGCACTATTTGGACGCGCTCGCTTCACCTGATACTTCCGTTCGAGACTATCAAGACTCAATGACGAAGTTGGGGAAAATGCTGGCCGAAAAATTCAAGGCTGCACCCAACCCCGTGCTGTTGGTATCGACCGCCGAGGACGCCGATTACCTGACCCAAGGTTTCTCACAGAAGTTGGCCGAGCAAGGTATTCGGTTCAAATTTGCAGTGTTTTGGAACAACCACTACAGGCTTTCAGACGGCAGCAGTGTTGCACCGATTACCCAAAAGTATCTGCAAGACGGCTGGAAAGACTGCAAAACCGTTGTGTTGCTCAAATCAGTTATCTCGGGAAGCTGTGTGGTGCGGACTAACTTGCTCGCCCTGTTGGCCGAAGCAGGGTTCGACCGTATTGTGGTAGCCGCACCTGTAATGCTCCGAGGCAGTGAAACCAAGTTGACGGGGGAATTTCCTGTGGATATGGTCGGCAGGTTTGAGTTTCTGACTTTTGCCCAAGACAGTTACAGGGATGACGATGGTACAGTCAGACCCGGAATCGGCGGACAGGTTTACCCGCGCTTGGGGCTGCCTGACCAGCCTGCAAGAATGCAGGGCGGGTATCTGCCCAAACTGGTTGACCGGCTGGCCTTCAGGGCATAACAGGAAACCCGCGTTGCGGGTTTTGTTTTGCTTTTTTATTATACAAATATTGACTTTCATATACGATTTTCGTATAATTAGTTTATCCAACGTGCTCTGATTCTTCTAATCTCCCTACCCCGCTGCCCTTGCGGGGTTCTTTTTTGCTCTCACGTTGTATAATAAGTACGAATTTGGTATATTTAAGTCGCGCAACCGGAGTATACGAATCGGTGCTCTTGGTTTCCGGTTGCAGATTTGAAAGCCTTACGTAGTGTAGGGCTTTCCTTTTACGGAGAATTTTATGAAAAAGACCATTGATTTCACAGGCTGGACGAGGGAAGAGTTGAAACAACTCCACAGCTTGTTATCTGAAAAATTGGACGCAGGTATTAATCTGCAACATGAGATTAAGGCACACTACTTACGCTGTAACCGAGCCGCTGACATGGCCGCTGAGATGTTGGAGCGGGGAGAGGCGAGTGCAGGTACGGCAGCCGTGTTGACGGCGACTACCGGCGTACTGAAAGAGTTGGCAAGGTTGGACATTGAACTTTACAACGCCGACAGAATCAAACTGTTCGAGCAGGCGGTAAGTACGGTGTTGAAGGCTGCACCCAACTCTGCGGAACTGCTGGAAGACTTGGAGGCGGAGATGGAAAGGCTGGGGTTGAAGGAGTGACGGCCAAAATATCCCTGTCCGACAGTTTCAGCCGCTTGAAGGCCGCCTCCGACGAGGCTTCATCGGGTAGCGTGGAAGATTTCATCCTGCGTCATATGCGCCTTGGAGGGCGCAGGATTTCGTTCGTGAAGCGTGAGTACCAGCAGAGGATTTTGCAGTCGGAAGCGCGGACAATCGCCGTGAAGAAGTGTTCGCAGGTGGGTATCTCGGAATTGATGCTGCTCCGCAACCTTGCCATGATGTGTTTGCGCGAGCCGTTCAACATTATTCATGCGCTGCCGACTTTTGCGTTTGCCCAAAAGGTCACGAAAACCCGTATCGACCCTCTGATACAGGGGTCGGCCTACCTGAGTTCGCGCATCAATAAAACGCTGGACAATGCCTCAGTCAAGCAAATCGGTCACAGCTTTCTTTATGTGAACGGTACGCACGGAGGGAGCAATACCAGTGTCATAAGCACGCCTTCCGACTCTATCTGTGTCGACGAGCTTGATTTCTGTAATCAGGAGATGGTGGCCAACCTGCAATCACGTCTGACGGCCTCGAACTGGCGCGGCTGGACATACGTCTCGACACCGACGATTCCGAACTTCGGTATCGACGCCAAGTTCAACGTCTCAAAACGCTACTTCAACTACTGCAAATGCAACCATTGCAACCACTGGTTTCTACCCAAGTACCTAGACCATGTGCGTATCCCTGATTTCTCTCGTGATTTGTTGAGTATCTCCGCAGCGGATTTGGCCTCCGTCCGCTGGCAGGAAGCCAAGCTGTACTGTCCCAACTGTGGGAAAGAGCCGAACCTGCTGCCCCAGTACCGCGAATGGATTTGCGAGAACCCGCTCGATAATTTCGAGGCCGATGGCTTTATGATTTCACCGATGGACGCGCCACAGATAATCTCGCCCTCCGACTTGGTGTCTTGGAGTACCCGGTTCAAGAACAAGAATATGTTTGTGAACTTCCACTTGGGGGAGGCTGCTGAGAGCGCGGACGCTGGTTTGAACGAAACCGACTTACAGAACATGGAGCGCACAGGCTTACAACCTTTGGCCGGATTCCGGGTGTTCGGGTTAGACATGGGCGCAACCTGCCATTTGGTTGTCGGTGTTACCGACGGTCAAGGCCGTCTGAATGTGGTCGAACTACATCAGATTCGCTACACCGAATTGGACGACAAGCTCGCCACGCTGATTAACCTGCACAGGCCGACTATGATAGTGGCGGACAGTCAGCCGTATACGGAGACCATCCACCGTTTGCAGCAGAAGATACCCAACCTGTACGGGTCGGTGTACGTCAACTCGCGCAATATGGAAGCCTTCAAAGTGGTAGACCGTGAGGAGGACAAGCAGAAGTCCCTGCTGGACGTGCGGCAGGTGAACGTGAACCGAAATCTCGCGTTGAACCTCTTGATGGCGGACATTCGGGACAATAAGGTGGGCGTCGTGCAGTGTTCCGAACTGCCTACCTTCGAGGCGCATCTGACGGACATGAAACGCCAGTCACAGTCTCTTGCAGCCTTCGGCGGCGAGGCCGACGACGCAGAACCCGATTCCTACGTTTGGGTTAAAACTTCGGGGAACGACCACTACCATCACGCACTGCTCTACGCGCACGTTGCATCGCAGATGACCCAGCATCTGCCACAAGGTAGAGGCTCCCTGTTGCCTTTTGTAGGGTCTTTTCCCGTTCGTTAATGATACACAAATTGTATTTTTAATGCGTTTTATGTATAATCAATCCGTTAGTGTTTTGAGACTGCCAAATGGGTGTGTTTGACCGAGTGAGAAACCTGTTTTCAGGCGCATCTGCTGCTGCAAATGCGCCCGCAGGTTTGTCTGGCAAAGGTAGCCCGTCGTCAGTCAACGTGCCGAAGACCTCCCAAACGAGGGCGGCGTATTTTTCGTCCAGCCGCGTAGGTAGCGGACAGGCGTTACCCAACACCGACCGGCTCTTAATCAACACCGACATTACCTCGTACAGAAACGGTCGAAACACTGCAACGATAGTTCGGGATTTGGCAACGGCCACCCCCGACCTGTCGGCCTCGGTCGATGCTTATATCCGCACGGCAGTAACCGCAGGTTACACGGCGGTGGCAAAGAACACCGACGGTACGTTCAACCACGATGCAACCCGCGCGTTGCAGACTCTGCTGGTTCGCTTCGATGTGCTGAACAATTACGACGAAGGTTTCTCGACCACGCCGTCCGTGCGGGCGGTAGCCGAGGCTTTGGCCAAGGAGTTCCGTTTCTACGGTGCGGCTGCCCTCGAACTGGTGCTGGACAAATCGCGTCAGCCGGTGAAGTTGCAACCCGTTGCCGTGTCCACCGTGCAGTTCAAGTTGGAGAAGGACGGGGTTGTACCCTTTCAGAAAGTGGGCAACAACGAGGTAACACTCGACATCCCCACCTTCTTCTACCGTGCAATCGACCAAGATTTGCTGACGGCCTACGCGAACAGCCCGATGGAAGCATCGCTGCAACCTGTACTGTTCATGCAGGAGTTCCTGAACGACCTGCGCCGCGTGATTAAGCAGGCTCTGTATCCCCGCATCAAGGTCACGCTGAATACTAAAGAACTGCTGGCGGCGATGCCTCCCGAGTACAGGGAAACATCGAAGAAGACCCAAGCATTTCTGCAAGAAGTCGTAGACAACGTGGCCGACCACATCAACGGATTGAACCCCGAAGACGCTCTGGTCATGTTGGACACGATGGACGTGGAATACCTGTCGCGCGGCAACGTGTCGTTTGACACCGAGATGGCCACGCTGAAAAGCATCATCAACGGCAAGATTGCCACAGGTGTGAAAACCCTTCCGTCTATCTTGGGTCAGGGTTCGTCGTCGAGCAACATCGCATCAACCGAGAGCTTGCTGTTTATGAAATCGGCCGAGGGCGTGCAGTTTGCGTTGAAAGACCTGCTGTCCAAAGCCTTGACCTTGGCGGTACGCCTCTACGGCTACGATGTGTACGTTGAGTTTGCCTTCGACCGAATCGACCTGCGGCCTGAAAACGAGTTGGCCGCGTTCAAGGCGATGAAGCAGGCGTATATCTTGGAGCAGTTGAGTCTCGGCCTACTGACCGACGAACAGGCGGCGGTGGCTCTAACCGGTTCTCTGCCACCCGAGGGCGCACCGAAGCTGTCAGGTACGTTCTTCAAGTACGCGGCGGCCTCCAACGAAGGCAATCCTTACAGTGGTACGTCTCAGGGTACGTTAAACCAAAACTTGAACTCCGATGCCCCTCAGGGTGCGAAGAGTCAGAACCGAGGCAAGAACAAATGATTTATATGCAGGGACAATTATGGGCGGGTACAGAAGCTGCCTATGCCCAAGCTGTGCAGGCTGCGGAAAAAATCTCCGCCCGTTGGGGCAGTTTCGACGATGATGACGCAGACGATGACAACCCCCGACCTTATCGTATGGAGGGTAGCACCGCCATCGTTAGTGTGAAAGGTCCGATGCTCAATGTCGATTTGCCTGATTGGTTGGTCGAAGCTTTCGGCCTGACCACCTACCCTTCCCTGCAACGCCAGTTTGCAGCGCTTCTGGCTGACGAAGCTGTCGAGAATGTCGTGCTCGACGTGAACTCCGGAGGCGGTCACGTCTCGGGTTTGAATGAGACGGTGCAGTTGCTGCGACAACTGGCCGCCGCCAAGCCTGTCGAAACCTACGCAGGCGACATGATGACCAGCGCAGCCTACTGGCTGGGTTCGGTCGGCAAGCGTATCACGGCTTCCGATATGTCTACCGTCGGCTCAATCGGCGTTATCGCCGTACACCTTAGCAAGAAGGGGGCATACGAGGCCAACGGTTACAAGCCCACTGTGATGAGGGCAGGTGAGAAGAAACATCTCGGACACGAGTTGGAAGACTTCACACCAGAAGCCCAAGCCGAGATGCAGAAGTCGTTGGACTTCTATCACGGCAAATTCAAAGCTGCCGTTGCGGAAAACAGAAAACTCCCCCTCCCCTTGCTGGACGGCGACATCGGCAGTGGCGCGGTGTTCTATGGGGAAGAAGCCGTCCAAGCGGGCTTGGTCGACCGTATCGGTACATTCTCCGACGTTTTGGCAGGGCTGAAACCTGCCGACGACAGTAAACCTTTTCATCAACCACGCGGCTTTATCGCCGCCCATTCCAAGGGACTTACCATGAACTTAGAAGAAGCTCTGGTTAAGGTGGCCGAGTTGGATGCACAGGCAACGGCAAACGCCGAAAACCTTGCCCAAGTCGAGGCCGCGAAGACCAAAACCGAAAACGAACTGACGGCGGCGCAGGCTGCCAACAAAGCGTTGGCGGAATCTCTGGCAGCATCCGAAGCGTTGAACGCCGACTTTGCCGCCGTATTGGAAGCCAACATCAACGCCAAAGCGGCAGCGTTGGGTACTAAGGTTCTGATGCCTGAAAGTCTGAAAGACAAGCTGGCGATGAACAAGCAGTTGGAAGTCGAGTTTCAGGCGGCCTTCCCTGCTGGAGGCGTTGCTGCGGCAACCCCCGAACAAGGCGCGGAAGCCTCCCAGGCTGACACACCTGTATGGTTGAAAACCGTGATTAAGGATTAAGACATGGCAAAAGTAACTTTAGGCATCCAACTCGATGTCAACACCCGCAACATCCAAGGCTGGAAACTGGGCGGCAAAAATCCGCGTGTAACCGATGCCGACATTAACAAAGCTGTCGTACTGGACAAGACCACCGCAGCTACTTTGAAACTGGCTGCCTCCGGTGACGAGATTCGCGGCTTTATCGAATCCATCGAACCACATTCCGCTGACGGCCAAACCTTCGGCTCTGTCGTGGTTCACGCCAAAGGTGTCCGCGCTTGGGTAACCGGTTCGGGCTTGGCAATCGGCGACTTGGTCGTAGCCGACGCGCAGACTGCCGCAGGCGCAGCCAACGCGAAAATGAACCACCCGCTGAATGCTCGGGGCTTGACTCCGGTGAAAAAAGGTACTCCCGCTACATTCAAGTGGGAAGTGATTGCCGTCGACGGCACAGACCGCTTCTTAGTTGAAGCCATCTAGAAGGAATATGACACATGGCAAAAGCTATTTTGTTCGGCTCGAAAGGCCAGTTTGAAGTTGAATTGAACGAAAAGGTGTATGAAGCGGCGCATGATGCGAAATGCTCGCTGCCCCAGTACCTTCAACGCACCTACGGTGCAGACGTCGACCCGAAAGTTCACGGTTCGGTGTTTAACCAACTGCTTGCTCAGTGCAACATGAACCTGACCAAAGACCGCCACACCGGTTTGGGTTCGGCGACCATGCGCGACATTTTTGATGGTGCGCCCTCTATGGCAATTACCCGCGACGCAGTTCCCTTGTCCCGTATTCTTGCGCCTGCGGCTATCTTGGAGTTGGTTGAAATGCACCGCGCTGCGGACACTTCTTCCGATGTTGCCGCCTTCGCTTCCATGTTGGCAGTGGACACTACCATCGCCGGTGCGCGTTATGAGCAGCCTGTGTTCGATGCCTCCAATGCCGATATGCAGACTGTGAGTCGTGTCGGCCAACTGCAAGTGCCGAACATCGTGGGCAGCCTGACTGTAAGCCAACGTGCTGGCAGCATCCCCACTTATGGCTACGGTTTGGAAATCTCTGACCAAGCTATCAAGGCACTAACCATCGACCAAACTTCCATCTACCTGCAACGCATGGCCACCTCGCAGGCTGCCGCCCGCGTGGATATGCACATCAATGCGTTGGTTGGAGGTAACGAGGACGTAGGCCAGGTAGCCCTTACCAAGGTCAAAGCCAACACCTTCGACTCTGCTGCCTCGGGCAAGCTGACGCACAAAGCCTATATCAAGTGGCTGCGTCAGAACCGCCGTCTGCGTACCATCAGTCATGTGATGTGCGACGAAGACACCTACTACAAGGTTATTCAGCGCGAAGGTCGCCCGACGCACTCCACCATCTATGTGGAAGACAAGGAAATCTTGGCCTATCCGTCCCGTCCGATGAACTTTGGTTTGGAAGAACCCCAGATTTTCATCGTCAACACCGGCGTCATCCCGACCGATACTCTGGTGGGTATCGACTCGCGCTTCGCCATCCAGCGCATCCGCAACAGCGAGGCGGATTACAAAGCCACCGAGCAGTTAATCATGCGCCGGGGTACACAAATGCGCTTCGATGAAGCTGAGGTAGTGTTCCGCCTAGATGACACGGCATGGTCTGTCCTTGACCTGACGCCATGATAAAGGAAACCCCGAGACAAAATCTCGGGGTTTCCTTTACCTTGTAATTTGTATTTTTTATACACTAAATGTATAATTAAAAGCATCTTTTGGAGTTTGAATATGCCCGTCAAAGTTTTCACTGCCCACCCTTTCCGTCTTTGGTACGCCGAAGCGGAGGTTTACATTGACCGCCAACCTATTGAGGTAGAGACATCCGCATGGCTGGAAGCCCAGATTGCCAGTGGTGTGGTTTGCGTTGCCGAACCCGAACCTCAACCCAAACGCGGTAAAAAATCTGAGGAAGCCTAACCGATGGCGGGTATTGCCGACATTCAAACGGTCTATGCGACCGAACTCCAACCGAAGGTCATCCGTTTCCAACCCTACGGCGAACTACCCACGGACGACATTCGCGCGTTGTTTGGCCTTTCCGACGCAGAGTTGCCCGACGATATGTTGATGCAGCGGGTGTACACCCGTGAAGTCGAGGCTGCACTACTGACTATCGAGCCGACCCTCTTGGAGACATGGGTGGACAGGGTTGCGGCCAAACCTCAACTCAGAACGCTGATTGAAGATTTCCAACTGTACTGCCTCGCAGACAAGCTCTGCGACGTGCTGCCGTTGATTGCCGCAAGGTCTATATCCGATTCTAAGGCAACCTTCCAACGTTTCGACATTGATTTGCAAACGGTGATTGCCAAGATACGCCAACGCTACGCGCTGGCTTTGAAGAACTTGGTGGAAACACTGGTCGAAGCGTCCACGGAAATCCCTATGCCCGCAATGTTTGGCTCCGGGAGACCCAAGTATGACCCCGTTACCGGAGCAACTTCCTGATGGGATTGGAACACGTTTCAAGCCGGTTTGACCTGACCCCTGTGTGGGATGCCTACACAGGGGAGAAGCTGGCTGCCAAGTGCCAACTGACCGCTTGGGACACGCCCCGGCGTGACGGTCTGACAACGATTCGCCGCACGCTGTACACAGCACAAAACTACAAGTTGCCCGCCCGCTGCGGCCTGATTTTCGCAGGAGCGTACTGGATTGCGGCAAGGTTGCGAAACCCCGACGCTTTCGGTCGGCACAATCCGCGCGTGGGCTATGTGGTACAGCAGGCGTATCCCGCAAAGCGGGGAAACGTGAACCAAGTGTTGTCAAACACTACCACAGAAGTCCTGCTCTCCCGTGTTTGGGTGAAGGATGTGAAGGACATTACCTCCGACTCGGAATTTCAGGGTCAGTATTACGTCTACTTTACCGAAGCGGAGAAAATTGGAATCTCCGAATTTCTGTTCGTAGACGGCAGGTGGCACATAGTGCGGGGTATTGTCTCAGGCACGGCTGGCTTGATGATTGCGGAATGCAACGAGCTTGCCGAAGACTGCATTGTCAATGTCGAAGTGCAGGCGGCAGCGGTCTACGACCCTGTGACTGAGAGTTACTCGAACGGTGCAGCTCAAACCGTTCCCGCCGTATTCATGGAGTGGCGGGACGAGTATGTCAACGAGTTGCCCAGTAACGAGAAAGAGCAGACAGGCGACAAGCGTATCAGGGTGTCAAACCTGCACGGCAGATTGCTGGGCATGGATACAAGACTGAAAGTTCGAGGCACGTTGTGGCAGGTCACAGGTCTGGATACCAAGGCCGACGGTTCGGTGTCGGCGGCTCTCCGGAGGGTGTGATGGCTTCCCGTATCAGCGTCCGAGTGTCCTCGCGCAAAGGTGCAGACCGTGCACTCCGCCTTCTTGTCGAGAAAGCCCGTGAGGGGGTGACCCGCAAGGCTTTGGCAGCCGTGAAGTTTACTTTGGAGTATGCGACACAGTACACCCCCAAATGGTCGGGCGAAGCGACCGCAAGCTGGGTTGTGTCCCTCCACCAGCCTGCGGCCTACTCTGCCGCAACCCCAAATACGGGTAACTTCCCCGAGCAGAAATACGAACAGGGTTTGTTGGGTGCGGATGCTGGCAACCTGAACCGAAAGGTTGTGGACGAGCAGATGCGGAACATCCGCTCCGACATCTCGGCAGCCCTCAAAACCAAAGGCCGTCTGAAAGTGTACATCAGCAATACCGCCGCGCATTCACGGCTTTGGTTGGAAGGTTCGGGAGACCCTGAACAGATACTTCGGGAAGTGAACCACGAATACCGGACGCTTAAGGAAATCCAAAGCGTGTTGAAACACCGTGTCGGAATTGCAGGCAGCAGATGAGCGCGAGATTAGATTTCAGAGATGCCGTCGTCGAACGATTCGCTTCGGTATTTGGAAACCGGCAAGACTGCCGGGCGATGTATGAGAACGGCCCGAAGCTGGACATGAACCATCTGACTGTTCCCGTCGTGGCCTGCGAAATCGTGTACTACGGTTCACGTCAGGCTGAGTTTGCTGAGAATCCTGCGACCAGAGACGACGGTGAGATTCTGATAACCGTGCTGGTTAAGGACATGGGTGGCTCACGCGCGGCCTACGCCCTGCGTGATGAAGCCTCGGGTCTGTTCCAGCGCAGCAGTTTGGGCGGAGCAGTGTTGCACACTGCTTCCATAATTCAAAATTCTTCTTCCGTTGCAGGCTGGGTGGGCTATCGGGCTGCAATACCTTTTTGGCATTATCACTATTAAGGAACTACTATGGCACAATTAAAAGCCGCTTCAAGCTCGCTCATGCAGCTTGCATATATCCCTGAAACTGTGGAAGGTGAAACGCCGACGACAGGTAAGGGCATTGATTTACGCAACACCGGACTTAGCTTGGGGCAGGAAATCTCAAAAGAGACCTCCAAAGAGATTAACGCCACACGTCAAACCGCCGCGATGTACCTGACCGATGCTCAGGTTCAGGGGGGCATCAACTTCGAGCTGTCTTCCGGCGAGTACGACCCGTTTATCGAAGCCCTCTTGATGGGTACATGGAGCAATTTCGGTATGAAAGGCAAACTGGCCGCAGGTACTGCCGCTTTCGCCAAAGCCACCAAAACCATTACACTGACCAATGCCGCAACAGGTTTGGGTGTAGGTAGCTATTTCAGCGTCTCAGGTGCAGGCATCAAGGACGAGAATCGTGGCCCGTTCCGCGTGAAAACCATCGACACGGACAAAAAAGTCATCACGGTGGACGCTGTTATCGAAGACCAAAGTGTTATTAATGCTTCTGTATACCACAGTCGTCTGACCAACGGTACAACCCCCCGTTCGTTCTCACTTGAAAAGCGGTTTACTGACATCAACCAGACTTTTGTTTACCGAGGTATGCAGGTAAACAAAGGTTCTTTTGCCTTTGATATGCGTGCAGCCTTGACCGGCAGCTTCGACTTTATGGGTAGAACCTCCGTTGTGGGTACTGGCAGGATGTTGGGAGACAAGACCGAGTACACTGCCAGTCAGACAGGTAAAATTATTGACTCCGTACTTGGTATGAAAGATGTACTGCTGGATGGAGTACCTATCGGCGACTCAATCAGTGCAGGCATTACCAAACTTTCTTTGGATTACGATAACTCCATGCAAAGTTTGGGGGCCATCGGCGTTTTGGGTTCGGTGGGAACAATCGCAGGAACAATCGCCTGTTCCGGTACAATGGAAATTTATCTGAACAATGCCCAGGTGTATAACCAAGTCCTCACCCAAAAACGTTTCCGCCTCGAATGGTTGGCAAAAGATGCCGACGGGCATGGTTACGCCTTTATCTTACCTTCGGTTGAATTGTCTTCCCCGAAAGCCGACGTATCCCAGAAAGACGAAGCTGTGATTTTGAGCTTGGAGTTCACCGCCCTAATGGACCCTTCCTTACAGAAAACAATCATTATCGAACGTTTCTGATTCAAAGGCCGTCTGAAAGGTTTCAGACGGTCTTTTGTTGTATATCATCTACTAAAAACGTATAATAACTTCTCTTTTAACCCACATCGAAAGGCCAAAATGGCAAAAACCAAACCCAAGGGATTCAGTCCCGCCCGCAAATTTGCTTGGAACACCGAAACCCAGACCGAGGGTCTGTGGCGCGAAATCGACGACGGTGCCGCCAAGCTGAAAATCGCCCGTTTCAACAATCCCGAGCATCAGGCCTACTTGCGCCGCCTGCGGGAAGAGAATGCAAAACTGCTGGAAAACCCTGACAGCGAAGAGAGTCAGACCAAGTTGAACGAGATTGCCAGCAAAGCAATGGCTGCCCACATCCTGAAAGACTGGGAAGGTATCCAAGACGAAGAAGGCAACGACCTCCCCTACTCCAAGGAGGCCGCCTACCAACTGCTGTCCGATTACGAAGAGTTCAGCAACTTGGTCTTCTCTCTTTCCACCGACGTGGAGCAGTACCGCAAATACAAAGAGGCCGATGCGGTAAAAAACTAACCGAATGCCTGCGTTGGGAGCAGAAGTATGGGGACAGCTTGGAACATCTACTGACCATGCAGCAACAGGGTTACGAAACGCAGGCTCTACGCGAACGCCCCACGCTGCAATCCGAGTACGTCTGGATGTATGAAGCCTACTTGGTTCTCTCCCGCAGCAGGCAGGTTGGCGGCATGGGCGGATACTATATCCCCCTGACCGAGTTTCAGGCTTACTGCGAAATGTTCCGCATCGAAGACACCGACCAGATTCATATGCTCCTCAATGTAGTCGGGACGGTCGATTTAATCCTGCTGAACGAGCAGTACCAACAAGCAAAAAACGCTTCCTGAGAAGGAAGCGTTTTTGTCGCCCTTATAAAATACACATTTCGGATTTATTATCCGTAACTGGTATAATTCAGGTATTTTCAAGTACCCCATATGGATATCTATGGACGACAATTACAGTATAGGTATTACCGCCGAGACCCAAGGCTTCGACAAGGCTGTGGACAGGCTTTATTTGAAACTGGGTAGAGTGGGGAAAGACACCAAAGGTCTGCAACAGTACGGCAAAGCTATGGATTCTTTGCAGTTGCAGTTTCGCAAGCTGGGGGTTGTGGCAGACAAGCCTCACCTGCGTATGACTTCCGCGCTTATCGAGAGCCAGAAAGCCGCCGATAAGATGCGGCAGTCCGCGCTTGCCGCAGCCAAGGCGGTTAACACCCTGAACTCGAATGCTGCCAAACCACAGAAAGCCGTTTCGGAAGTCTCCACCCTGACTGACGGTTATCGCAAGTTGAGTCAGGAAGCTAAGAAAGCCCAACAGACGTTGGCCAAACTGGGTTTATCCGCGCAGACAGGCGACCTCGTGGGCGGGTTCGACGTCAAAGACCTCACGAAGAACCTCAAATTTGCCGACTACGAGAAGATGCAGAAGCGTATCGAAGCAGGTTGGAAGGTTTCCAACGCGCAGGTGGACGCACAAATCAAGCGGGTAAGCCAACTGCTGTCTCTGCATCATCATCTACATACTTCGGCAGCAGGGTACAACAACTCCCTTCTGCAAGTCTCCAAGGTTCACGGCTCGGGGATAGCCAACAAGCTCACACAAGAAGGTGTGCAGGAATCCTTGTCAAATGAACTGCACCGTCTGCATAACCTGAAAGACCATTTAGACGCAGAGGCCAGCCGTAAGGAATTAGACCGCTGGCACGCGGCGCAGACCAAAAAAGCGCAAGCCGAAGCCGCAGCGCAGCAGAAGTTGTACGCACAACGCGAAGCTCATGAGCGCAAGCTGGAAGCCTCGCGTGCCCGGTCTGTGGCCGCCTCCGTCACCGACGGACGGCTCAACGACATTTACCGCGAACGCATCAGACTGTTGAAGCAACAGTTTGACACCGAAGGCCGTCTGAACGGTAACCAACTTAAACAGTTGGATTCTTTGCGGAAGATTGAGCAGGAATACCACCGTATTGCCTTATACAAACAAGGCCTCGACCGCGATACCGCGTTGAAGTCGTTTTCCTCCAAGCACGGCTCGTTTGCTGCCACTCCTGAGGCATCATCTATCCGTCAGGGTTTGTTGCACGGCTTCGCTGCGAAAAGCGTCGAACCTGCCGTAACCGGCATGGGTAGACTGACCGAACTGACCGGCAAACTGAAAACCGATTCTAAGTATCTGCATGACACTTGGCGAGGTATTGCTGCGTCGACAGGCAACCTGTGGTTGTCGTGGGGTAACTTCGCAGGCATGGCCGCCGGTCTTGCGCTGGGTGCCTCCGTGTTCCAGTCGTTGAAAGTAGACCGCGAGTTTGGTTGGGAGATGGCGCAGGTCGGAGTAGCCTCCGACGCTTCTCAGAAAGCAGTAGTGGGATTGACTGCCGATGTGTTGAAGCTGAATCAGGCAGGTAGTCTGCAAGGCCCAATTCAGATGGCGCAGGGTCTGCGTATGTTGACCCAGGCCGGTTTGGAAGCAGAGGAAGCCTTAAAAACCCTACCCACAGTCCTAAATTTTGCTTTGGTTGCAGGTGTTTCAGATGGCGAGTCCGCACAGTTCTTGGCCGGTCTACGTTCGGCGTTCAACCTGACCACCAAAGAAGCCTTACAGGCAGGTGCGGACCAAACGGCCAAGGCTGCCAACGTCAGCCAAACGTCCATCGAGGCTATGTCGCAGGCATTGAAACAGGCGTCCCCGTCTGCTGCCCGCTTCGGTTTGTCCGTTACCGACGTTTCTGCGGCTCTCGCGGTGTTGGCAAAATATAATATCGAAGGTTCTGCGGCAGGCACGGCTTTCCGCAATATGTTAGTCGACTTGGCGGGACGTACGGAAAAATCCTCCAAAGCCCTAAACGCCCTAGGTCTCACGTTGTACAACGCGCACGGCATGGCCAAACCCTTCACACAGGTGGTAGCCGAACTGCGCGAGAAGTTGTCGGGTCTGACCCAGCAAGAACAGCAGAAGTGGTTGAAATCCATCTTTGACGAACGCGGCGCGAAGGCTGCGGGCGTACTACTCAGCGAGGCGGGTAAGGATTTCGAGCGGATGCACAGAGAAATCCAACGTTCGGGCGAGAACATGGGTTACACATCCGCTGCCGCACTGCGCTTGGCCGACACCTCCGAAGGCGCGTTCCGCCGCATGAAGAACTCATGGGAGGGTATGTTCGCCAGCGTGGGCAACCAGTCATCCACACCCTTTAAAGCCTTGATGGGTTCGCTGACCGATTTGGCTAACAACGAATCCATCCGCACGTTTGCATCCAATCTGACCCAAGCCTTCCTCACTCTGGCGAAAGCCGGTGTCGGTGTAGCCAACGCCCTCGCACCTATTGCTCCGCTTTTGGGCGGCATGGCCGCCGCCGCAGGTGTGTTCGGCACGCTGTCTCTTACCGCGAAGCTGGCGGGCATGGCAAAGGCTGCCCTGCTCGCGTCGTCTGCAATGTCCGCGCTCAAAATGTCGATGGTTGCCGCATCTGTTGCGTCTGGATTGTCCGGCGGAGGTATGGCGGGAGCCTTAGCTGCCACAAGGGTCGCCGCCGTAGGTTTGGTTACAGCCCTAGGCCCTATCGGTATTGCCGCCGTTGCCGCAGGCGCTGCCATCACTTACGCAATGCTATCGGCCAAATCCGAAGTCCTAGATTTGAGTGCGGAAATCTCCAAACTGGACAAACGTCTGTTATCGGTTGATGTTGACAAGTACACAGACTTTAATGAGTTTGGCTGGGGTAAGAAAATTGATGTGCAGTTGGGTCTCGGCTACCGACCCGACGACAAGTCCCGCGTACTGGACAACTCCGCCGATACCGAACACTTCTTGAGCAACCTTGAAAAAATCAAGGCGGCGGTTTCCGACGCGCAGCAGCGCGTCAGGGAGGAAGGGGGCAAGTCCTCCGAGACCCTCATCGAGCAGGAGTTGATGCTGACTGAGCGCAAGAAGTCACTCCTACAAGACCAGTTGGCCAAATTCGACCAAGCCACAGCCCACATTGAAACGTTGAGCCGTCAGGACAAAAACATTCGTGAGCAGTTGGAAGTCGACCTGCTCAACACAATGAAGGATTTGACTGACCAAAGGGTTAATTACGCTATCAAGAAGATGCGGGATTTGGCTGCCGAAGCGGCGAAAAGTCGGGGCTTCTTGGACGACCTGATGGATTACAACGGGTCGGGCAACAATTTCGCCGAGCGTATTAACCTCAAACGCAGCCTCGGACAGAAGTTGAATGCCGACGAATTGAGCTTTGAAAGTTATGTCGGTTTGGGTGAGTCTCCTGCGGCGGCCTATGCGCGGGTCAACCCAAAAGTCTCCACAGATGCTTTGGTAAGATTTCACAATCTGCTCAACTCTAAGGATGGTAGGGAGCAGATTGAGCAGCAGGCGAAAACACCTGAGGGTCAGATGTACCTTCAAGAGGTTATGAACCGCTCCAAATCTGTCATGGCCAAGTACAACGAGAATAAGGAGATGGAGCGCAAGGCTGGCAGGGAGGGGTTGGCTAAAAACAAGCTCCTTTTTGTAGAGGTCAATACAGTTAACCCCGAGCAGTTTAAAGCCGCGTTTGACACTTCGACACGCTTGGCCTTGATACTTGCCCGTCAATCAAAGGCTACACAGGCAGAAGCCCAAAAAGTTATTGGAACACGCACCACCGGCGGAGTAGACCCTGACCACGATTCTCCGACACTTCCCGAATCGGGACGAGGCCGTTCAGGTTCGCGAACCAGTGTGACGCAGAAGTATTTCACACCCTACGAAACGCCTAACCTGCTGACAAAAGATGCCTTGGAGGTTGAGAAAGAGCATCTCAACAAGTTGAACGAACGACTCTCGCTCAGCAAGCAGATGAGGCTGGAAGTCGACGAGGGTACGTTCAAAGCGGTTGAGGAGAGTAAGGCCAAAATCGAACTGCTCAAACTGGATAAAGAGCGGCTCGAATATGTCAAAGAGTACAACAGGCTGTCGAAAGGTTTGGCTGAAGGTAAGTACGCACCGCCCGATGTCGCCAAAGTCCAAGCCGATATGGAGCGTTTGAAGTCTGAGATTCTGCGTCGTTCGACCAAGGGTCAGGTGGAAATCGGCAGCACCTACAAGTCCACTACCCGAAAACTGTCAGGCAACGGTGGCGCGGTAGACAGCCGTGTGGCCGCCGCCGCAGACTTCCTGACAACCAAAGCCACTGTTACGGCCAAAGACGGCAGCAAGCGTTTGGTGGCCGCTGCCGACAATTTCATGGGTAAATGTGCCGAGGCCGTCAACAGTGCGCTCCGCTCGCAGGGCTTCAAAGTACAAGGCCACGGATTTGCCACCGCAGGCCAGCTACTGAAAAACAACAAAGGCTGGACGCAGTTATCCGAGCAGGGCTATGTTCCGCAGAAGGGTGACGTGGTTTCTTGGTCGCCGACCAAAGGCCATCCCTACGGTCACACGACGATGTACGACGGCGCAAACTGGTGGTCTGATGTCAACCAATCGAAGACCAAAGCTGCAGGTAACTATTTAGGGATGTCGTACAAAGGGGCGCTGGCCGACGGTTCGAGGCCGACCATTGTCCGCTACAAGGGTTCGGGAACAGGTTCGGCGGCATCTACTGAGGAATACACAACGTGGGATGTCACCAAAGTAACCGCGAACAACGCCTCCGAAGGTGATTTGCTGGCCGCCGCCAAAGCCCGTCTGGAAGTCAACCGGCAGGACTTGGAACTGAAAGCTCAAGCCCAAAATTTCCTGACTGTTGGCTACGAGACGGAGAAGAAAAACCTTGAATTTGCAAGGCAGAACCTTGAATTAGGTAACAAACGTTATCTGATTGACAATACAAACGCCTTGGTGGAGGGGCAGGCTTTGGAGCTTAAAGCCTTGCAGTTGGAACATCAGAAGCGTCTTGCCGAAATCAACTCTGAAGACAAGGCTACACAGGAGGAGAAAGCACTCAGTATTGCGAAGCAGACGGAAAACTACCAAATCCAGTTGGGAATCTTGAAGCAGAAACAGGGGGTAGAGCGCGGCGGACTTTACCAAGGTGCAGCCGACGCAGTCCGTGAGATGGAGAAACGCGGTAACGATTTCACCGGCCTTGCCTCCAACTCCCTAATGACGATGGCCGACGGTGTCGGAGAAGCATTCAGCCGGATGGCTCTCGAAGGCAAGCAGAGCTTTAGCGATATGGCTGCTTCAGTGTTGAAAGACATCGGGCGCATGATTATCAAGATGACGGTCATGAATCTGCTGGCACGAACCTTCGGCGCCATGTTCCCCACAACCACTGCCACGGGTGTTTCCGGAACAAGCGTCCCCTCTCCCCTGCTCACCCAAGCCGCAGGAGGAGCCTTCGAGGCAGGAGGTCGTCTGACCGCCTACGCCTCGGGAGGGGTGGTAACCACTCCGACACGTTTTGGTTACTCCGGAGGTCTAGGGTTGATGGGGGAGAACGGCCCGGAAGGTATCCTGCCGCTTACCCGTATGCCGAACGGCGATTTGGGTGTCCAAATGCTCGGGGCGCAAGGCGGCGGAACTGTAGTCAACGCTCCCGTGACGGTTACTGTGTCGATAGACAGTAACGGCAGGGAAGACTCCCAGGTAGACGCTAACGATGCACGCTCTCTGGGCGAAGCTGTCCGCGCGGCAGTTGTGGACAAGGTGATGGATATGCTCCGACCCGGTGAACCTATCCATCAGGCCATCCGTTCGGGAGGTGCAGCATGACGAAGCTGACCGAACAGAAGCTATACAACGCTTTTGAGACCTTGTCCAAACCTGTGGTTACCCGTACGGATTTGTCCGCCTGCCCCGGCGGCGGGCAATCCGACCCCTACTCGGAGTTTCACAATGCTTGCAGCGTGTTGAAGGTTGTCGAAACCCTGCCTGCAGAGCAGCAGGCGGTTGTCTGCGCCAAGTACGGAAAGAGTTTCACCCTCCTGAACACGCTAATTGCCGAGAGGCTGGGTGTGACAGAACAGGCTGCCGAAGGTTTTTGCCTTGCTTGGTTGAAACTGCCCGACCGACCCCGGGTGTGGCAACTGGCTGACCTCTTAGGGAAGTCGGAGATTACGACCAAACGCAAAACCAAAGTCCTTTACACTTGGTTGGACAACTTGGTTTGGGCAGCTTTGGAAACTTTGAGGGGGAAATTTTGCGATACTGATTTTGTAGAAAATGTACGTTGACCGTATATTTGATACCAAATATAATCCGAATCGTTAATTTGGATTACTTCGCCCGAGGCCTTTACACCTTCGGGCGAACTTGTTTATGGGGCAGGTTATGGACAGATTCGAGTGGAAGCCCGACAAAGATGTGGGCATCGAAATCGACTTGGGTGTACGGGAAGTACAGTTCGGCGATGGTGTCGTGCAGACACAGCAGAAGTTCCTAACCAAGCCCCGCCGCACATTCACGTTGAAGTTCACCAAACCGCCGAAAGAGGTGGACAAGATTTGGGACTTCCTGATTGCCCACCGGGGCAAAAGGTTCTTGTACATCCACTATACAGGTGAGGCTGTCAAAGTCAGATTCTCTGACCTGCAACGTACGTCCAACGGCATTTTGGACAATCTCAGTGTGAAATTTAAAGAGGAATACAGTTGATGGCCAACGAAAAGTTGTACAAAACCCTGCACGGTTTGGAGCAGGAAGCCCTCATCGAACTGTGGGACATTGATTTGCGCCCGTTGGGCGGTGACCTACTGCGCTTTTCTAATTTTGTGAACGAAAAAGAACAGCCGGTTACTTGGAAAGGGGTCGAATATACGGCCTACCCGATTCAGGGCGAAGGCTTCGAGATGAAGTCCGACGGTTCGCCGTCCCGCCCCAAGCTCTCCGTGTCCAACATGATGGGTTTGGTGACCGCCGCCATCGACCGCTTTGACGGTATGCTCGGGGCGAGGGTTACAAGACGGTTGACCGTCAAACAGTTTCTTGATGCTGTTAATTTTGAGGGCGGAAACCCGACCGCCGACCCGACGCAGGAGGTTACCCAAACCTTTGAAATAGAAAGGGTCAGTTCGTGGAATCGGGATGTCGGGGTTTTTGAGTTGGCAGCCCCGAGTGAAGCAGACGGAGCGACCATCCCTTGCCGACTGATGCTGCCGAACACCTGCCGCTGGCAGTATCGCGGCGAAGGTTGCGGGTATAACGGCCCGCCTGTTGCCGACGAGTTCGGCCAACCCACCGACGACCCTAAGAAAGACAAATGTCCAGGCAGGCTGACGGACTGCCAAATCCGCTGGGGCAAGACAGCAGTGCTGCCTTTCGGCGGTTTCCCCGGTTGCGACAAGGTTCGATGATGTTAAACGAAAAACTCAAATCCGAGATTGCAAAACACGCCGCCGCAGAGGTTCCCCGCGAGTCTTGCGGCTTTATCGTCCGCCATTCAGACGGCCTTACCTACCTGCCCTGCCCCAACGTCTCGCAAAACCCCGAGGAGACTTTTGAAATTTCCTCCGACGACTGGCTTCGCGCGGCGGAAACAGGGGTAATCGAAGCGGTGGTTCATTCACACCCGAACGGCGAACCTTATTTGAGCGGCGCAGACCGTCAGTCGCAGATTGCCTCCGGCCTGCCTTGGGTGTTGTACACAGGTTCGGAGTTCAAGGTCTTCCGTTGTGTGCCACACGTTCTCGGACGCGAGTTCGTCTATGGGGAATATGATTGTGCGGCTGCCGTCCGCGATACCTATATGTTGGGAGGGCTGGATTTGCCCGATTGCGAACGGCTGGGTGTAGAAGAAGACGCGAAAACGGGGGCTTTGCTTGCCCACTGTGAACGTACAGGTTTCATACAGGTTTCAGACGGCCTCCGAGTCGGTGACGTACTGGTTACCGAACACGGAGGGTTTCCCAGCCATGTTTCCGTGTACCTCGGCGAAGAGCAGATTCTGCATCACGCTGTCGGCCAACTCAGTATGCGGGAGTTCTATGGGGAGCAGTGGCGCAGACACACGCACTCCGTGTGGCGGCATACTCTGTGGAAGCCTGAAATGATTCAAGGGCTGCTCAACGACATGGAAAGTTTTGGAGAATATCTATGGTAACCGTGAGATTCTACGGCTCGCTGCGGCAGTATGGCGACCGTTTCCCTTTGGACGTAACAAATGCCGCCGAAGCTGTCCGCGCTCTGACTGTTCAGATTCCTGGTTTGCGGCAGGCTTTGGAAAGCGGGATGTTCCGTGTCCGCTGGGGCAAGAAGGATTTGAAGCAGGAGTCCCTGGAGACTGACCTGTTCGAGCAGGCTGTTGAAGGCAGCGTGTTGCACATTGTCCCTGTGACCGCAGGGGCAAGTAAAAGCCCTGTGGTCAATATCATAGTCGGTGTGGCTCTGATAGGGGTTTCATGGTGGATGGGCGGCGCGGCAGGTTGGGGCTACCTCGGTGCGAAAGGGTTTGTCGGCGCGACACTGATGTTCCAAATTGGTGCGTCTTTACTTTTCACAGGTCTGTCAGGGGCTTTAAGTCGCCCCCCTGAACTGAAGGCAGACACGGAAGACAAGAATACTTCCAGCAGTTTCAGCAGCTTGCAGAACAGCTATGCTGTTGGCAAGCCCGTCCCGTTGGCCTACGGTACGGTTATGGCCGGTTCGCACATTATTTCACAGGGCTTGGAAACTGTCCGCTCCGCCCCGGAAAGCGGACCTCCTTTGCATAATCCTCAAGGTTACCGTGTGGAGAAAACTCTAATCACTCCTCAAAAGGTAGACCCGAAATTCAACACTGCGGTCAATTCCCCCACAGTGAAAAACCGCAACTACATCCTCACTATACACAAAGTTTAGCCTTCGGGTCTTCGGAGTAAGTAATGGGTAAAAAAAGTTCAGGCAGTACACCTCATATAGCAAGGAATACAGCGAAGTCTTCCCAAATTTTGAGGATGGCTCATGCAATTTCCGAAGGTGAGGTCGAAGGCCCGGCCAACGGAGATTTACTGAAAAGTATCTACATCAACGATACTCCTGTGCAGGAAGCTGACGGCAAGACCAACTTCAACGGTATTGACGCTGCCTTTCTGTCAGGTACGGAAGACCAGTCCTACGTTCCCGGATTTGATTTCACTGAGCGCGTGTTCGGGGTCAGTACGCAGGTGAAAAACGGAAAACCCATCAGCCGTACTGTAACCGACCCTTTGGTCGACCATCTGCGGGTAACACTGGGCGTCAACCAAAACTCCGTAACTGATGACAAGGGTAATGTGAACCCCACACGCACAGTCATGTCCGTCCAACTCGTGCGCGGCAGCACCGTACACACGAGCAGGGAGATTGTTTTTACCGAAAAATCCGGCGGTCAGTATCTTGTGGACGAAATCTTCGAGAAGCTACCCCCTACCCCATTTACCGTCAAAGTGTCCCGTGTCACTCAGGACTATGACGATAACCGCACGGTGAATGACACATACTTCCAGTCATATTCAGAGAGGATTTCGGTCAAGCTCTCCTACCCCCACACGGCCATGCTGTATATCAAAGCCGACTCAGAACAGTTTGGCAGCAGTTCACCACGTGTCAACCTGCTGTTAAAGGGTTTGAAAATCCGCGTGCCGTCGAACTATGACCCCGTAGCAAGAACCTATACAGGTATTTGGGACGGCCAGTTCAAGGTAGCTTGGTCGAACAACCCCGCTTGGGTGATGTACGATATTTTGACGGCTAAACGCTACTCGGGAATCGCCAAACGTTTGCAGCCGCAGGACATAGACAAGTGGAGTCTGTACGACATAGGTAGGTACTGCGACCAAATGGTCGACGACGGTTTCGGCGGACGCGAACCCCGTTTCGTCTGCAACGCCTATATCACCGACGAGCGGAGTGCATATGAGGTGCTGAACGATTTGGCCTCCTGTTTCCGAGGTTTGGTTGCTTGGCGGGGAAACACAGTAGGTGCAACCTTAGACCGGCATTCCGACCCTGTGGCGACCTATACCAACAGCAATGTTGTGGACGGTGTATTTAACTACGAGACCGTTGCCCGCAAGGCAGTCCATACAGCCGTGCAGGTAAAATATGTGGACAAGAACGACGGTTACCGAACCAACATCGAGGCGCTCTCCGATGATGCCTTAGTGCAGCGTTATGGTTACAACGCCAAAAGTATCACGGCCTTCGGTTGCGATTCTCGTGGACAGGCACACAGGTTGGCGAAATGGTTGCTTTACACCGAGGCCAACCAAAGGGAAACCGTGTCGTTCAGCGTGGGTCGTGAGGGGCTACGCTGCCTGCCCCACGACATTTTCCGCGTAGTCGACAACGACCGCATCGGGGCGAGAAGCGCAGGACGTGTGTCCTCGGTTTCCGGCAGTACCCTCAACCTTGCAGAGGACTGGGATACCGACACTGTGTTGGAACAGGGCGGTACGCTGCTGTACCGTAACACATCCGGAGGGATGTCCGAGGTCAAAGTCCGTGCATTAAACGGCAAACGTGGTATTACCCTGATGCAGCCTGTCCGCGATATAGCGGAAGACGCTGAATGGGTGTACTTAGGCAAAATCAAACCGACGTACTACCGTTGCATCGGTATCAAAGAGAACTCGAAAGACGGAACATACGCAATTAAAGCCCTAATTCACGACCCGAACAAAGAGCAGGCCGTCGAACAGGGGATTGTGTTCGAGAACTCGCCTCGCACGCTGCACACCGTGCAGCCCGAAGTCGGCTACGCACAGGCGAAGACCGAGAACGGCAAGTTGAAACTGTCATGGGATTCTTCTGTACTGCAAGGTGAAGTAGCCTCGTACAACATCGAAGTGTACCGCAACGATGAAACAGTACCTATGTATGACACAAAGGGTCTGGCCTCTCCCGAGATTACCTTGGAGAACCTACCTCCTGCGAGGTACACCTTTAAGATTTATGCTGTAACCCACCGGGGCAGAATCTCGCAGCCTTATGTGTATAGTCGTACTATCGACTACAGCATTGCCAACCTCAAAGCCACACCCAAGCTGTTGGGCATCGAGCTTAGTTGGACGCTGCCTGACACCTCGGCAGCGTTGCTGAATACCGAGATTTGGTATGGGACAACCAATAATCTGGGACAGGCTACGCGTCTGGTTTCCCTCGCCGCTCCTCAAAACCTGTACACCCTGACAAATGTTAGGGTACATGAATCGTTTTACTTTTGGGTACGCATCAGGGATGTCAACGGCAACACGGGCGAATTTACCACCCCCGTGCGCGGCACGTCCGACCCGAACCCCGCGCCGCTGGTGAAGCTGATTGAGAGGCAGATTACCGAAAGCAGCCTGTCGCAGAGTCTGAAAGACCTGCTGGACGGTAAAATCGAAGCCGGTAAAAACGCCGCCGTTGCCGAAGCGGGTAAAAAAACGGCTGCCGAGGCGGCAGAGCGCAGCAGGGCGGTGGCGGCGGAAGCGGAAGCACGCAAAAAAGCCTTTGCCGCCGAAGCCTCGGCACGGATGAAAGCCCTTGCCGACGAGGCCGACGCGCGGCGGCAGGCTATGGAAGGCGAAGCCGCCGCCCGCAGCCGCGACATTCAGACGGCCTCTAAAAAGGCCGCCGACGATTTGGCCGCCAAAGCCCGCGAGCTG